CTTTAAGGGTGGAAAGCAGGGCGCTGTTGCCTTTGGTGGGATAGGATGTCACCCCATACAGGAAAGTGAAAGCAAAGGGTGGCACCTTGTTGGTCGCGGACGGGTTCTGATTCAATAGGTTGTAGAAGGCCGACGCTTGACTGAATTCAGTAGGCGTCGTTGCCGGCGCTTCAATAAGGGCGAAGACATCCTTCATGGTCTTGGTATAGTAGTGATAATTTGAAAGCGTGGTAGTCACAAAGAAGTAGGTCTGTGCCGTATTGCTTTCATAGTTGGCCAGGAAGGAAACAAACGAGCCAACACCATCCCATGAGCGCGGAATCAGGTAAGCGTAGAAATAACCATCCGCCCCCGCCGTATACGCGCTGTTGGGATTGGCAGTAATGTAGGTGATAAGCGCCGTCACACCGGCGGCGGCTTCACCAGCTCCAAGCTCCAGCACACAAACCCCAATGCTCGACCCCTGAGCAAAGAAGGTTGTCACCATCTGCACCAACTCGTTTATCCCGCGCGGGGTATAGGTAATGGTGCCGGTAGCCGGCGAGGTTAGCCCGCTGGCAACGGCGTAAGTAAACGTGGTGGCTGTGGCAACGGTTGCCAAAACCGTGCCGTTGTACCCCGCTATAGTTGACCCTGCGACGGTGGTCCAAAAGGTATCAGCAACGGTACCGAGATCGATTTGGGCATTACCACCTGTGATAGTCATGGTCAAAGCCGGGGCAACAGTGTACTCCAGCGTAGTGCCGGCTGAGCCCACCGCCGCGAGGAAATTACCTTCAATAGCAGTATGGCTGCCCGTACCCGCCGAGGCACTAATTGAAACCCAGGTATTTGGCCCTTCCCCAAGGCTGGCGGTAAGCGTAAGAACCACCAAGCCCGAGGTCGAGTTATAAGTACCGGAAGCGATGGTGGTTGTTGCAATGGTTGCAGTCGCGACTGCGCCAGCCGATGTTAGGCTGGAAAGGGTGATCGCCCCCGCCAGCAAAGGCGTCAGATCAGCAAGCTGGGTCAGCAACGCGCTGTTGCCGGCGGTCAGCGTGGTTCCCCCCTGGCTGATAAGTGCCCCGGTTTCCTGGAGCGTAGCCGGTGCTGGGGCAACTAGTACGCTGACCTGGACCGTAGTGATGTTATTTGTCATGTAATGAGTTCCTTGTGTTTGCGGTCAGGCATTATCAGAACGCATTGGTGACGGTTGCCCCGGCTGCAATCGGGCGATAACGCATGTAGTGCTTCCATGTGCCGGTCGTGGAGCCTACGGCAATGGTCAGGTTGATCGCACCCGCTTGGACGACAATAGATCCAGGAACCGCCGTGATGCCCACGCCAGTCGCTTCCAGTAGTAACGCCGTATTTAGCGCCGTGCCCTGAAGAACGAGCATCTCGCCAATTGCAGCAGAGGCGAGGGACGCGGACGCGGCAGAGATAGTGCCGGCAAGAGCGCCCAAGGTTGACAGCGTCGCCCATTGCGCGGTTGAAGCGGTTGAATCATTCGCCGTCTGGCAAATTGAAACGAGGGAAAGAATCTGGATCGGGCCACCAATCACGCTGAAGACGTGGAGGGCGTTCGACATGACAGCGGCCCCCGTGACTACTAGAGCGTCGCCGCCGCTACCAATGACGTCGCCGTTGGCATCGGTTTGAATGAGGACGGCGGCTTTGGTCGGGCTGGTACCGTAGGCAAGGGCGGGAATCGGGTTCTGAGACATTAACTTATTCTCCTTAGATGTTGTAGGACAGGTTGGAACCAAAGATGTAGGATGGGATTGCCCGTTTGATCAGTTGCCGGGCAATGTTGCGGGCTTGCGACTGATTATATGTTACATCAAACAGAATTGACTTCTTTTGGGCGATGGCGAGCAGCTCTGTCTGTTGTCGTTTTTCGTCGCGCATAACCGGCATGTTGGTAATACCCAGCGTGCCGTAGTTGGTGCTGAACTGGTTGACAAAATCCTGGAAGCCCAACGCGGTATTGTTATTCAGACCGTAAAAAGTGATCCGGACCTTGTCTCGGCAAAGCTGGCTGTGCGAATAGGTCGGCCCCAGCGTAGGAAAATCCTGCAACGCTTCGGTATCCTCTTCCCCAATATGGACCGTGCCAAAGGGTGGGCGCAGGTTTTGCTGGGCCAAAAAGGACGGGAACAGCGGGACATCATTACCAAACGCATCCCAAGGCATTTGATCCCAATTGTTCATTGACAACCAGATCGGCAGGCTATTGGAGACAATCTGTTGGCTGGTATTGATCTGTTCTACTTCGTCGATGATCTGGGTTTCCATGTCGGCGTAGATCGCCTGACCGGAATAATGGTACAGATTGGCCTGCTCGTAGTACGGGGCGCGCTGTGAGAAAGCAAAGCGGATGCCTTCCAGCGGCGGGTCCAAAGGCTCTGCAATATACAGGACATTGGGGCCAATCTGATTGAAGGCGTCGATCTTGCTCTCGGCGGTAAACACCACCTGATTGATCGAAAAGTTCTCAGCGGACTCTTGCTGCATCATCGTGGCGTAATGCAGCGAGCCTTGGATCGTGATCGACAGGGTCGAGGGATCGGGGGGCGGTAAATACGGTGCGTTGTAATTGGCCTCGTTATAGAGCGAGGTATTGTAAAGGGCTGAATGGGTCGATGCGACCAGACCGGCTTTGACCCAAAAGACGAAACCATCCAAAGGCAGGACCAGGCGCACGTATTTGTTGAACGTGATCGTCTGGTCAAGCGAAAGGGTGTCCAGCCCCAGCTTGATGGCGGCTTCTAGCGGTGTCCCTTGTGTGCCGGACGCCTCGGCAACGCCAACCATTTATTTAGCGGGTCCTTTATAGGTCCAGCCTTGTTTGCCAAAATACTCAGGCCCCCAAGCCATGCGGTTACCAGCCCTGATTGAGGTAGGATGCCACCACGCGCCGCCGCGCCAGCGCATGACCGTGTTTGTCCCGTAAGCGTTGGTCAGATTGTGCAACGATTCTTCCTTGGCTTTCGGTCCAGGACGACACGCTTTAAAAGCGGGGAGCATCCTTTTCCCCCCGACCTCTTCGCCGTGGTCAATGTAACCCAACCCAGGAATAAATTGATGGGACGTGGGGTTCTGAATGGCTTTGTCTTGGGTCGATTTCATGGGTATCATGTTACGAAATCCATGCCTTAAAATTTGTCATGTACTGGCCCGTCGCAATAAAAGAAGGTCGGCGTGGATTGCCTTTGGCATAGGGATGGGCAAGGCGCGGGTTGACCCCTTTCAGCGCGGCCATTGTTGGCACGCCGGGGTAGCCAATCTGCTCCATCTCCTGATTGCTGAGGAATTTCTTGAAGCCCGTCTCGATCTTATCTGTGGCCCCAGCGAAAGGGTTGGTGGGGATTGGCCCACCCATCATGACCCTGTCCAGGGAGCTTTGCAGCTTTGCAGTCAGATCAGCCACAATAGGCTTTTCGTTTAGCTGGAAATACACTTCCATCACGTGATATTTCCGTTCCAATATCTCAGCCACCTCACCAGTAGTCGTCGTGCTGACACCCTTCTTTGGGCGGGCAGCCTTTCCCTTGCGGGCCTTGGCTTGCGTCTTGGGTGGGTGTTTGTAAGGTAAATCTAAAATTCCGAGATGTAAGATTGGCATTTCTATGACAGTCCCCACAACGACCCAAATCGCATCGCGATTGCAAGGTACGCGCGACCATACGGAGTTTTCAAATTCTGAAGGTCCGACAGAAGGAAAGTCTTAGCCGCCTCAATCACCTCAAGGCTCTCCGATGTACTCTGATCCGACGTGCTGGAAATCACCCCAGCAACAAACGCGTTGATCTTGAACTGCGCTCGGAGCATAGCCCAATAGGTGGGCGGGGTCGTTGTTCCTGTGTCGGGGGCATAGTTGATCAGGTTGTCCCCACCCAAATTATAAACCGCTGCGGTATACAAAGGACCACTATAGAACGATCCTGGATAACATGGCCCCCACGATTGCCCAGCCAAGGCCGGGTTAACAATTGCGATTGCAAAGTCGTAGGCGAAAGCCAGGGCAGGGGAGTTGGTGGGGAGTGCCGATACCGGCACCCCCATCACACCGTATACCCAACTTGAGAAGCCCGCCAAGGTCGGCGGGTCAGTGATACTCACCGGCTACGTGCCTTGCGGGCTTGACGCTTGCCTTGCGGCTCGTTCTCTTCGCGGGCATCCTTGGAGACCACCACGCCCTCGGCCAAAGTCGGCTCCGGGTTTGATTTGGTTTCCTGCTCCACGATAGTCATTTCCAGCTCATCAATATTCGCCCCCATACGCTTCAATTCCGGGCTGCTTTCCAGCGCGTTATTGGTAGCGATGGCCGCCGCCTTGCGAATTTCCTGACCTCTTTCCATCAGCACCTCGTCGTTGTGCTTGATGGTAAATTGCAGGTTGGCGACGCTGACTGGCTTGTTGGTTGAGTAGATCAGGCCAATGAACGGGCGGGTGTGGTCAATTTCATCAACCGATACCAACCCATACTTGCGGTGCTGTTTGACGATCTGTTCGATCTCCATGCCAGTCAGCCCGTTGCGGCCCCCGATATTAACTTGGGTTAGCGACGGAATCGGGTAACGCCTTGGGGTCTTTTGACCGCTCAGGCGGAATTCAAAGAGATGATCTTGTTTGCGGGCGTTGGCAATGTACAGCGCCCCGGTTGCTGTAGTGGAATTGAATTGCATTTGGACCTCCTGTTAGATGGTTTAAGTAGTAAGTAGTTCTAGTGCTTTTCTTAGTTTGGCAGCACGTACCCATTCAGATATTCGTTTACCTTGTGCTTTACGTTTTGCTGGTGTCCAAAAAGCCTTTTGAGCCGTGACAATTTCTGCACGTCGTTTCTTATCGGCCCACATCTCTAAAGATGCTTTTGAACGAATTGCATCTGCTTTGCGTCGAACTTCGGGGTCTTTCGATCCACCAACAGCGTATTGGTTACCCAACCCGGCTTGACTAATTTTCTTTCTGGCAGATTTGGAAAAAATCATATTTGTAGGGCCTTCCCCACCATCCGTTCGATTAACAAGCGGGCCTGTTCCTAAATCTTCCCGACCTATTACTTTAATCAAAGCCATTTCCATTTCAACGGCTTCTTTACGCGTTAAGCCAGTTCTAATTACACAAACAGGTAGCTTACCTTTTGTTCCACGAATAATGCGGGCCAGATGAAGATTAGTGTGTTGACCTCGTAAAGCTCTTTTAATGTGCTTAAAAGGTCGGTCTTTATTTCCTTGTCCAACATAACAAGGAATTCCAGTCAAACGAAAATAAATGTAAACACAGAACGCGCACCACGGTATTCTTTTTGCCACAAGAACCTCCCGGTTCAATCCAAAGTGAAGACACGGCAGGTAGGTGGATAGCCTACTCTTCGGGGTATCCCCCTAGCCGGATCTAACTACGTTATTCGTAGGTCGCTGATAACACAGTTACAGCTTCCGGGCGGACGGCCCAGCCGGAAGAGATGCGCCATTCGGACAACACATCGATTGCGCCGCCGGGGATGGGCGTCGGAATCTCACGCGGGGCTGCCATGTCATTGTACTGAAGGGTGCAGGCGTCGAAGCCCGGCTCCAGCTTGGCGAACTCGTTGGTGTTGATCTTGCCGCCATCCGGCTTCTGGACTTCTGGCATGGTGATGATAATGGCATCCGCACCGCCGCTGCCAGCACCGATCAGGGTGTCGTCATAGCACCACAGAATTTCATCATCATTGGTATCCAGAACTTCCTTGACCACACCGGCGGTCGAGGTCGTGCCGGCACCCACGCGTTGGAATTGCGTAAGCTGGACGATGTTGGGGTATTCCATCTGGCCCAGATCACGCTGCGGTCCCAGGATGGTAAACTTGCGGCCAATACCCAGGGTATTGGTACGGGTCTTGATCGCAAGAATCTGGCTGAGAATGTAGAAAGCCAGTTGACCGTTGTCGTAGGTGACGATGGTATCGTTGTTAAACGCATCCGGGGGCAGGCTGACGGTGGTCGCTCCAGATGCGTGGAGCAAGCCCTCGCCGTTGGCCGGATTAAAGCCAGAGAGAAGGCCCGTGCGGGCAAGCTGGAAATGACCCTGCCGCATACCGAGGCGCTGGGCCTCGACAATGCTGACGCCCCATCGGGCGTTGGCAGCGGTATCGTGATGATCGTATTCCGCGCGCACCCGGAGCAGATAGGTGGGCGTGGATACCAGCGAGATGGTGGTGCTGATCGACGGCAGGTTGTTGTAGGCGGACTGGCCGGCAGCAACCTTGTTGCGGACGTCCATGCGTTTTACATAAGCATACAGATCGCCGTCCGACAGGCGGGTCTGCATTTCCCCGCCATAGAGAGTATCGAACGCACCGCTGGCCTGGGTATAGGGCAGGATGATCCGGGGCTCCATATAGTGGGGGCTAACGGTAACGAGGGCTGGTGCAAGACTTGACATGTTTTATGTCTCCTTAGATCAGAATGATGGCCGCGCAACTATTCCGATTCCACGAGGCATTACCCGTAGTCGCGTTATAGGTGACGGTCATGTTGTTGGACGAAATGACTTCCAGCACTCGGGCATTCAGGGCATGTGATGCGCCCGAACCCAAAGTCAGCGATCCGCCGGTAATCGTGGAAGCGCCCACACCTGCACCGGCATTGTAAACCACGGTTGATCCCGTAGTGCCGGCCAAAGCGGTAAACGTGCCATCAAGGCCCGCGTACGAACCGGTACCTGTCAGGGCTGACACAATGATCGAATCGCCGGGACCGAAAGCAATCGGGGCCGACATGGTCAAGGTAACAACGCCAGTCGTGTTATTGTAGGTACCGGAGCTGATGGTCAGCGTGCCCACGTAAGGAACAAGGAGCTGATTGACCAGGTCCCAGCTTACATTCGGGTTGATGACGCCGGTTTCGAGATCGACCAGGGTTGGATCGCAAGCCACCGCGATGCGGGCGTTGGAGCCGTAGCGGTAGAAGTTGACCATCCCGCCAGAGCCCACCAGACCCACTTCCGAGGTCGGGGTGGTAATGGCGGAGTAGTTCTGATCGAAGACCGAGAAGCCGGTAATGGCCGCTACGGTCGTCGCCCGGATGATGGAATTCCCCAGGGCGGTATTGAACGGTCCGCCTGCTGAGACCGGCTGGGAAATGTACTCGGTAATGGCAACGCCGCCCCACATGGGGAGGGTTTCGGTGCTTGCCAGGATACCGCCGGCAAGCTGATAGCGGACAGCGGGATCGCCGTAAGCCGTGCCCTGAATGACGCCGCCGGTAGACGGATTCGGAAATGAACCCGCTGCATTGGTCGTCAGATTGGGCTGAATGTTGATAGTCGCAACCATGATTTTGTTCCTCTTAGTTCAGGGTGTTGTTGCCGTTGGGCCGGGCAACAATACGTGCCTTGCGACCCGGACCGGAGAATGAACCCATCCAATCCTTCGAACGACCGTAGAAGGTGCTGATCTCACGACCGGTCTTGTCGCGATTCTTGATTTCCCGCAGGACACCAACCGGGATGTCCGTGGGATTCAAAGCCACGCCCATGCTGTCGGACATGATCTGGTTTTCCGCGATGTCAAAAGCTTCGTCGCTCTTGATGGTATCCAGATCGACGCCTTTCCAGACCGCGCTGTGCTTTTTCAGATCGGTCGTGACACGGCGGCGGTACGCAAGTAGGGCCTCGCCGTCCAGGAAGCGCGGGGCTGCATCGCCAAACGCTGCGTAGACGGTATCAAACTTGGCCTGGCTGGCGATGAGCGAACGGTAATCCGCGTCGGAGCGGGGAACCATGCGGGCCTTGAGGGAATTGATTTCAGCCATAAGGGCGGCGGAGTCAGCCTTGGCCTCTTCCTTCTTTTCGTCCTCGGCATCGGCTTTTTTGTCGGCCATCTTTTCCTCTTTGTCGTCTTCAGCGTCAGCCTTTTCTTCCTTGTCGTCCTCGGCATCGGCTTTCTTGCTGTCCTTGCGGGCTTTCTTGTCCGCAGCAACACGCTTGGGTTCATCCTCTTCCATGTCCTCGTCGGCGTCGGGCTTGGCCTTCTTCATGTCCTCGATGGAGTCCATGCGCCCGTCCATTGCGTCCATGCGTTTGCTAAGGCTGTCCATCGCAGAGCACGCGCTGTCTACACCTTTCAAGATTTTGTCGAGCATCTGGCCGCCATCCGCGTCCGCCTTCTCGGCATTCTCTTTGTCGGCATTATTAACGTCTGCCATTGTATTCGTCTCCTTGGTTTGAGTGGTATTCCGCAAATAGTAATGGGTCCGGCCAACAAGTGCGGGCAGGCTGGTCCGGGTTAGGAAAAGTAGAATTAAATAGCGGCTTGTTTGTTCTTCTTGGCGCGTCTTTTATTAGACGCGATTACCGCTGCGATTGTTCTGGCACGCGTAACAGGGTCAGACATTCGATCTTTAGCTGCTTTGCGATTAATTTCTGTTTGTTTTGCGCGATAAATTGGATCGGCCCAATTCTTGTTATTGCGTTTTGTAGTAGCTTCACGCGCTGTAGCCGGCGGGGGTCGCCCATACATCGGACTATTCTTTCCAGACATCGAAGCCCGGTATGCTTCATCCGCCCAAAGTTTCTTAGCGGCTTCGCTTGGTTTGCTGCTTGCCAAGCGGCCCCGGCTTATACTGTCGCGATGCTCTTGGGTAATTGGTATACCTTTCCTTGGGGAAGGCTTACCTTTATTCCACGCAGGAATACCTTTCTTCCCCGCACTAATAGCAGCACATTCTTCCAGGGAGCGTTTACGACCTGTTAAGGAAGCTCGTCTTTTTTCATTGGTTTCTTTTGAAGGAATATGACCGGACATACCCTCACCACCATCAGTGAGATTAGCCAAGCGGCCCGTACCGTTATTAATCCTACCAAATTTAAGAATTAGTATGGATTCATACGCAAGGGCGTCTCTTTCCAAAAGACGCCCGCGAATAATTTTTCTTGGTACAAACCCCAATTCACGGATACGTTTTCTTATTGCATTTCGCTTGCGGATATTGGTGCAATGCTCATCAACATTTTCAGCGGCGGAGAAGTTTATACGACGACGCTGCCCTTTTCCAATATAAAAAGGATCAAGCATTTTTACATCCCGGTAAAGACCGTAAACGTAATATATTCTTTTTGAAACCTTAACTTTCATCGTGAGCGGGTTACCACGTTTTTAGAGTGAATATGTAAAAGAGTAAAGGCACGACCAAGCTGTCGATCATTATAAAGTGGACGACTTTCCTCTTCAACAGCATCCGCAGCAATCTCTTGGTTAAGAACACCAACAGGATCGCCACCTTTATCCCAGACCCCGGCGCGAACGACCGCAATATGATCGTAAAGACTTGGCAAGCCCTCAATCAACAGTTTGCTACCATCTTCCAATTCAACGGTATTGTTAACCGTGGGATCGCGGAAGACGACACAGGGTGATGTAGATAATTGTTCATCCCGCATCATGGTGGCGGCTTCGTCATCGTAAATGGCGATGATGCCCCAAACCTCCTGCTCGACCTCTTTCAGGTAAGGCAGCACGGTTGTCCCGATGATGCGGTCGGCAAATTCCTTGCTATTCAAAAAGCCCTTCTTAGGGTGCTCCATGATGACTGGCTTACCATTACAGCGGGCCAAGAATTCAGGGGTCATGTAAAGGGCGGGATCGCGCCAGACAAATTCCTTGTGCTTGTGGCGGTAGGCAACCCCGGTTCCTGTAATACGAATGGCAAAGAGCCACATGTTGTCGTAATGCTGCGGGCTTGTAAGTCGACCATCGGCAATGGCCTGGGCCACCCCGGTCTCGTTCATGGTAAGACGATCAATCGCAATCTGGCAGCCTGGATGTAAAGGCTGGGGCGGGTTATTCAGTGGTGCCCAGCACCAGCCTACATGTTCCCCGTCCAGCTTTACCATAAACTCATCATCGACCTGCTGTATAAACGTGGTGAAGTCCGTCTGTTCCTGGGGCGGGGTCGCAACGAGCGGGGCTGTGGTGGGTTGTGGCGGGCTTTCCAGGGCTGCTATGGGGGCAGGGGCCGGAATAGGGCTGGCAAGGGCCTGTGGGGCGCTAATGGAGCGGGTCCAAGGGGTCAAATCCCCCTTGGGGATAGAACCACATTCCTCTTTGGCTTCGCGGACAGCGCATTCCTCTAGGGTCTCATCGCCTTCCTGCTTGCCGCCGGGGAAGCACCAGTAACCCGGCATGTCGCCTTTGTCAGAACGCTTTAATAGTAAGCAGTTGCCGTTGGGCGCGATGAAGAGGATTCCGGCGGCGGTAATCATTTACCCCAAGCATCCAAATCTTTACGGCTGAATTTGTCATTCAGAATTTGGCTGATCAAATCGGATTTGGATGACCCTTTAGTATCGTAAATGCGGTGATTGCGCTTGACCTCGCCTTCAAGGTATTGGCGACTGGCCGCCTTGAGTTGTTTGTATTCTTTGTCAATGTCCGCTGGTTCGGCGTCCGCCCCAATCCGCAGCCCGACGCGAGCTTTGACCTTGGTATCGGTGCTGTCGCCACGGGCAGCAACATGCCTTACAGAATACACACCCCCAACCTTATCAATTCGATTACCACGATTGGCTTCCTCCTTAGCTGCCTTTTCAGACGAATACCGTTTTGACCCATTCTTATTGTCGTTGGGCGACTCTTTATTACGGTAATCAATTACCCAGTATTCGGGGTCAGCAGCATCGGCCCTCGCCTTCAAGCTATCGGTGCGGTCCAGTATCTTACGCAACTTTTCGCCGTCCGGCTTAACCGCATCATTCCGAAAGGAATTAACCGTTTTCCACTTTCCAGCTTCTTTATCGCCCATCCGTTCGTGAGCGATTCGGACAGCATCTTGTTCGTTTGTGGCCCTGACGCGATGTTCTTTACGGTCATCACCCTTTGATAAAGTAACAGTCCAAGAGCGTAGGGCTGCGTCCGGCCTGGGACCGATGCCAGGCTTTTCCGCAATGCCCTTGACCACGCCGGCTGTCGTCTCGCTGTCGGCTTTACCGCTATTGACAATCTTTTCGTATTCTCTGATACGCTTTTTTATTGTGGTAATACGATCAGGATCTTCTTCGCCTATAAGCTCTTTCTTTAGGCGAGCAATAGAGGCTGACGGATTTGGTTCCGCATCCGCCCTAGCCGCTACCGCTTGCAGCTTGTCGATCTTGGCGTTGATCTCGCGGATGTAATCGTCGTAGGTCCATTTTTCAGGGCCTTGGACCTTGCGCTGTTCGGCCCTCACCTTGGTCAGCTCATCGCGGAGCATGGACAAGGATCGCAGGGCGGCATCGGTGGCGTCGTCTTTAGTAGAGCCTTTGGCAGACTTCTCAGCCACCTTAGCTTCAGCATCATAGCCCCTTTGCCACTCCCCGTTAGCCTTGGACCCGGCAGGATGCGGATTGCTTTTGGCCTTGCCAGACTTCCACGCGTCCCGTCCTGAAGCAGTTTCAGACATGTACAATTAACTCCTTATACCGGATACATACTTCATCAGCTTTTCCCAAAAGGATAACGGGGGCGGGGGCGGTTTCATTGGTACGGGCGCAACGACGGGCTTGCGCTTCTTGGGTTTAGGTTTGGTCATGCGTAAGCCTGCCGCCCGGTCACGGCGCTACGTCGTAGGCGTACCGCGCCCCGACGATATAATTGCTTGAGTTGTGGAGCATCGTTGCAACATAACCGGCGTAGGTCTTGGTGTTTGCGTATCCGAGTTGTGAAGCCCCAGCCAAGACGCCAAACGGGTAGCAGGTATAGTCCACTGACGCAGTCAGTCCGACTCGATACCCACCATTAAACTGGTCAATAGCAAGCGCGTCTATCATAGCTTGGGTTAGGGCAGCCGTGTTGTACCCCTGGGCATACATTGTGATCGGACTTCCAGAACTACCCACTGTCTGAGAGGTGTCTACGGTGTAAGTCCCGACTTGCCCTAACGGAGAACCCCCCTGCGTAGTAATATGCGTACCGATTGTTACACCCGCCCCAGAAAGCGGCCCGGGATTGATGCTGCCAAAGAATGGCGCGCTTGCCCCAAACGTAGCACTTGCGGCTGCAAGTTCAGACGCATCAGTAGATATGGCGGTTACAGTTAACGTCGTCCCACTTATGTATCCTGTGAATACTGAGCGGCACAGCGCGGCTTTATTCCAGTGATAAACTCCCCAGGCTCCAGTAGTCGAAGCATCTCCGGCAGACTGTAAGTAATAATCTCCCGCAGGCAACAATCCGTTACGCGGGGGCGGTCCGAGGTCTTGATAGAGATAGTCGTTGGCTAGGAAGTAAGGACCACAGTATGCCACGGGCCAACCCGATGTTCCGTTCGTTCTCCAAAGCGTGTTGTTTAGCGCAAAGGCGAACAACGTAGTAAGACCTGTCGAGACTCCAGCAGTCGTCTCAAGAAGCTGCCCGAGCATCATAGAGGTATTGAAATAGTCATTCTGCCAGTTCTCGTTCTGTCCTAGCCGTCCTATGTTTCCAGAGAACGCCGGGAAAACGTTGGCCCCGGTCACTCCGGGCTGTGTGATGAAGATTTCTGTAAAATACGCACAGTTACTTTTCAATAAGGTTAGAAACACCGAGGACGGAAGAAGCCACGCAGGAACCGCACCGTATGTCTGCTCGTAGGTATGGGTGACAAACCAGGCGTTGATGAGGGATCGAAAGGCCCAAGCTGCGTCGCGCGTTATTTGCGGTTGTATGACAGGACTGTTCCCAAAGCCGAAGTGGTTAAAATTTCCATATAGACTATAAAAATTATAATACTGCGTCTCCATGAAGCCGTCATTGCAATCTTTTTGGGCAGCTTCTATAAAACACGGGTCCCATGTCGCCAAAGCTGCGATACTTGCAGTATTCGGATAGTGACTCTCATCCATAACTACAGGACTGAGAACTATCGTATCCATGGACTGGCTAGTAATGGGGCTGGGATATCCAAATAGGCCATCTATTGCGTATGTACCGATCCCGCCAGGCGTTCCGCTAAGTTGGCTTAGTATCGATCTGCTTTGGAGGGCACCGTTAGGAAATTGCTGGTAAGGCCCAACAACACCGGAGGCAACGGCGGTTACATTCATCACGCCTGATTGTGAGGACATTGTACAACTGGTTAGATTTCCGGGATTGGCCGCGCCAGACATTTGGAACGTCGCTCCAGGAGAGCCGCCAGGGGTTCCTGTTAGCTGGCTGACGATTGTGACGCCAAAATAAATAGTATTTGTTCCGTCAGACCCGGTTATATAATCCCCCGGCCAGAGTGTGCCAGTAATGCCAGACCCCATTATCATAGTGGTGCCAGAGGTCGTGCTTCCGCTGAATGCCCCGGCAACCTCGGCAGTAAAGATTGCGGCGGCGGGTGAGTTGCTCGCGAGCCACCCGATGCCCTTAACAAAAGGGGTAAGGCCACCTTGACCGTAAGCCCCGTAAGAGTTTGCCCCCGGATAGGTCGTTAAATTTATCAGTGTATCCCCAGATGACGTCTCATCTCGATACCAATTCGGGATGGCATTTGACCCTTCAGCCCAGTCAAGAAACGCATTAGCGTAAGTTACGCTTCCGTATGTCGGAGAACCAACACCGCTTGGGTTGATGAGCCACTGGCCCTGAGACTCGGAAATAGCCCCGAGGTCATCGCGTTCGCCGGTGGCCCCCATTGCCGGATAAATCCCGGCGAGGCTCATCGGGCCGGTGTAAACAACAGGACCACCAGGGCCACCTTTACCTGGGTCCCAAGTGGAACCAGAACTGTTGTTCGTGAACGGGTAGGTGATCCCAGTGTAGGGTGTCTGGCTCATTGGGAGATGCCAGCCGTTACTCATTATCGTAGCCGGGGTGTTGGCTATCGGACGGCGTGCCGACTGATACCGCCAGCGTGTCCACCAATAATGGACAGGAACATTCTGAGTCAGAATTGTTGTGCCATTTTTCTTTAAGACAACGCTGTATGCGTAACTGACGCTTGGATCATAAATTAAATTATAGGGGCTACCGCTGAAGGCGGTCCCGAACTCGACCATGAGTTCAATTCGACCAGAATATGCTGGGCTTGCTGCGTCCGGATTGAAGTAAAGTCGGAGGGGACACCCGGCCACCATCAGCCGGTAGTGGTGCATCGTGAAGCTCGGCCCGACGAAATCCCCGAGGTTCGTCGCGCTCGCCATGTCGAAGGTATAGACACCCCCGCCATTTGCCGGAGCCATCGTAACCGTAGCGACAAGGCCGCCAACAGGAAAGCCGACCGGCGGGATAACACCCATGTTAAGGGCCTTGACCGGCTTAGGCATTGCCGTGCAGGAGACGGCAAGCGCGAGCCCCACCATAAACCTCCTGCGCGATGGGTTTGTGCCGTCTGCCGCAATGGTAGTGGCCAATAATTTCGCGCGATATTTAGTCACGGGTCAGCAGCCCAATGCGTTTGCTTGCCACGATGCGCAAGACCAATAGCGGAAAGATTGGATATACATATCAATAGCGCTGGGTGGCGAACCACAGTTCGGCTGTCCCCCGCCGCATTGTTCGGCCATCCACATATTAACAATGTGAAGCTGGCTTTCTGTGTCTGCGGTAGTTGAGCCACTGGTCACGACACTATGATCGTAATACCAGACAATCCCCGGCCCTCCGCCACATGCCCCTGATCCCACAAATGTTCCGCACCATAAAATTCCGATTGTGTGAAACACTGTTGGGTCGCCGGGCGATACTGAGCCAGACGCACCAGAACTGTTGGTCGTCCCATTGCACTGTGCATCGCCGGGGCCGTTTGTCTGATGCAAGGTCACATGCAACGTGCTGTCGGTATTGTAGCTCCACTCGTTGTCTATTTCGCTATACGGTGGCGCTGTTCCAGATACGGGTAATGTGGGAAAGCCTTGTGCCAGACAATTTTTCCCGGTCGTGAGCCCGAGTAACCATTCTGCACCCCATGCGGCAGTGTTGTTCGGCGTGTATCTTACGACCCACTCATAATAGCCATGACCAAAAGCGCGGTAGGTCGAAAGCGATCTATCGCCGGACGAAATTGTAGGCAACGGGCAAAGCGTTCCGGGGTTTGTAGTCGGTAGTGGGCATCCAGTTGTTGCAAAGGCTGTTACCCATTGCAGATGAATATTCCCGCTTGCGTCAACGCTGATGTAAGAAGATGGCACCGAATAAAAGCTCGGCGCTCCTTGCCACAGTCCATTGTGCCACATATGGCCGGCGGCTGTTCCGGTTTGGTCAATGTCAAAGCCGGTAGCTGCGTCCTGATTGCTGGCAAGCGTTGAGAATAGATTGGCGCTGGCTTCAATCGGCGGGGTTAGGTTTTCAGTCGGAACAACGCCGCCAAAGGCGCAGAGGCTTGCCCATAGGGCGACGACGATAGTTAGTCGCATTTAATTCCCGCCGCGATAATCGTACCAACCAAGCGTATTGAGAGCGACACCTGCCTCCGTTCCATTGGTATTTATGTCAATTTGCGAAGATGTGTTTGTGCCGACTTCTGCAAAAGCAACTGTGGATGGCACGTACGCATTCGTGTAGCACTGATAATTATTATTCCCATTGGTGGTGCTGCCTGCGGTTGGGTCGAATAAGACAGTGGCTATAGCAAGTGACGATCCGCAATAGTAATTGAACTTTGCTATGACATTCACGCCAAGAGGAACTGTTAAAGTTGTGGCAGTTGTTCCAGAACTTAATGTCGCGCTGCTTAAATCTCCAACCGGCGCTGTCCAGATGAAATTTCCGCCTCGTTGCGTGTAGGCAATGATATGCGCAGAGCCGTCCGTCTTGAACGAACCAAGCCGTCGATATTCTGACCCGGTAATACCGCTTGGCTTGTTGGCGCATGTTGCCGAAGTGTCGAACGAATAATCCGTTGTCCCGGCGTTTTTCCATTCGCAGACGTGATACCAAGTCGAATTAGCAATCGTGAGGCCGTTCCCCATGCCATTGCTGCCAGAGCCCGATGCCCAAGCGCCAGCGGTTGATTTGGTGAAGGCTGCCGCCGTCAGTTCATCGGTATTAGTGCTGTCAGCCGCTTGGCAAGCTGCAATGTCAAGAATGCTGTTAGGTGTGCCGCCATCATTCGAGAGGGTGCAACCGCCGATGCTGTTATAGACAACAGATGATCCGCCGCCGCCCGATGAATTTATCGTGCAAGATATGGACGAAGAACTGTTGCAGGTACCGGAAACCGTAACGTTGGTTCCGGCGATAATGTCAACGCTCGAAACGCCGCTGCCAGCACCTGTGTTGCAATTAATGACCGTGCCGGAAGATGTGTAAGTGCAATAATCGCCATTGGTCAGCGTGCCAAACGTAACGGTCGCGCCAGGCATCTGGGCGGCGGCAACTGCTCCGCTGATATTGGTGAACGCAGGCTGCGCCGAACTCCACACACCATTGGCGCTCAATCCAGTAAGGAAATTGTTCGTGACTGGCGTAAAGGCCGGAACGATGTTTGCCGAGATCGCTGACCATGCGCCGGTCCCAACCTTTTTCAGAATGTACCAGCCGTAGGTATTGTCTACCTGGATGGAGGCATTGACGCCGTTGATCGTGTCGGTGCCGTTTGGAGCGACTAAAAGATGATAAGTGGCTCCAACCGCGCCGCAATCGCCAACCACAATCTCCTGCCCGGTCGTGTAGCTGGTCGTAGCCAGCAGCGAGAGAGTGCGATTTGCGGTGAACGTGGTCGAGAAGCAAGCCGCCTTATCGGTACTCGCCATCGTGTAATTGCTGTCGGCGGCGTGATTGGTAAGCTGTGCTTCGGTGAATGTGGCGCTGCCCGCGCTGCCGCTTACCGTAAAGCCAAGGCCAGCCGATAGTGTTGCGGTATTGGTAACGCTGTTGCCGAGAAGGTCTTGGGTAGTTAGGGGTGAACCGCTACTGGTCGATGTAATAATACCCCCCGTGCAGGTGATCGTAGTCCCGTCGCACTTGACGCCGCCGAAGGCCGCCGTCGTGGCCAACGGAAGGATCGAAGGGGTGAGGAGGCCACCGCTTGTTGTCTCAACGATGGTGCTGTTGCCGGTCAGGCCGTAAGGAAGCTCCTGGAGAACACCGCTCGTGTCGATTTCCACGCGCCCGCTCGTACCGGAAGTTATGGTCGTCGATCCAACCGTTAGGCCGCCGGACCCGGCGGGGGTGGACCACGTATTGTCGCCGCGAAGATACGTTGTGCTGCCGGGCGTACCAGTCGCTGTCGTTCCGGTCGAAGCTACGAGCCCGCCCGCATTCGTCAGCGTAAGCGAAGACGGAGTTCCACCAGCACCGTTGAATAGAACAGGAGCGCCGGCTGAGCCAACGTTTACCCCAAGGGCTGTAAGAATACCGGTCCCGGTTGTAGTAGTCGATGGCGCTGATCCAGCCCCGCCACCAATCACCAAGGCGCTCGTCGCAAGCACCCCGCTGGAAAGCCACGTGCTGCTGCTATTGAAATACGGGATACCGCCGCTGGTGCCGGCAACCGTAAACGCCAAGGTACCCGTGCTTGTAATCGGGGAGCCGGCAATTGAAAGCAGGCCGCCAACAAAAGTCGCGCCAACATGGGTAACTGTTCCGCTACCGGTACCGCCACCGGTACCGCACGCATTACCGTTCGCATCCATCGTGCCTTGAAGCAAAGACCCCACCGTATAGGTAGGCGCTCCGCATGACGCGACGACCCGGTATTGCGGGCCAGCACCAGAGCTGATCCCTTGTGAAACAGCAGGGCCAATAAACGCAAACGCAAATAGCGGTGCGGCAAAGAGTAATTTTCTGATCATTGGAATTGCCCCGTCAAGATTTGCATGTTGGTCATATTCGCGGTCGATCCTGTGGTGTTGGCAATGGCAGCTACAAAGGAAAGGTAAGGCACCTTGTCTGTAGTGCCGACAGACCCCGGCGTTGCAATAACCAAAGCCTGGGTCGATACATCAATCAGGATAGTCCCGGCCAGATCGGCGTAGCGGGTAACCGTAAGAGTTACCGCCTGATCAGATGTTGCGTAGAAAACTATCCCGCCAAAACCTGCCGGCATAAGATCAGATGACCATGTCCCGGTAGTGGCTACCAAGCTCGCGGGAAATGGAATAGGTGGCACAGCGGGCATCGTCCCACAATTTGGGTAAGATTTCAGAGGCGTAAGAGCCATTCGGGTTTGTCCTTTTCAGGGGGAAAGGAAATAGGCAAAAGCCAAAGCGGTAATGCCAATCAGGATCATCCACGTGATGAAACTGTAAAACATCTTAGGCATTCTGTTGTTCGCGCACAGCCTTGAGGGCGTCGCGACCCTTAGCCGTTATCATGGACGCGGGGAGGTCCGAGATTGAGTATTGATACTCGTAATGGCAAGAACAGTAAATTAGCTCCCCAGGTTTTTCAATGCTATCCGTGTAACCATTGGGACCTTTGTTCATAAACCCCGCCTTCATCGCCCAATTGTTCTTGACGGCGTAAATCTTACCCTCGCGGGCAATATGCTCAGGCCGCGGATCATAGCCGGCGCGTCGTCCTGTGTGACGCCAGATGGCAGCAATAGCCCCGCCATCGGTTGCGATGATCTCGTTGATCGCAGACACCAGCTTGGCGTTCTGGTCAATGAGTACCCGGCGCTCTTCAAAGGGCAGGCCCTTAACCGCTTTCTTGATGCCCTTCTTGGCGTCAACCTTATCGGTCGCCTTGCTGCCGCCCTTGGGTATGGATGTAGCCCAACCCTGGAAGCGGCGTAAGGTGGCTTCCGTCATCTCCTCGCGATTCAATTTGATCAGGCTGGCGCTCGCCATGATGCGGCGATCCAGCTCGGCGCGAAGGTGGGGTGCGATGCGGTCTATTGTAAAGCGTTCCACGCCTTGGTGGAATTGTGCGATGTTGCCTTGCTCGATCATCTTCTTGTAAGTCAGGGTCAGCACCTCACGCAACATTTCATCTAATTTGTAGAGTGGCACAAAGCTGGTATCAATTGCGTCACGCAGGCGCTTGGTCCAGTAGGCCACGCGAGCGGGATCGTCGTAGCCATGCTCCGCCATATTGGCGACTGCCTCATTCAAAATTGAATAGAAGTCGTCCCGTTTATTGGGGGGCATTATTTCTTCAAACGCCGCGTGCGCTCAGCGTAGTCTACTATATCCCCGCTGGGCACCATGCGAAACTTTCCATCACCGAGAGGATCAGAACCGTAATCCCCCGGTCGATTTGTATTTATTGCCCGACGAATTGGGGTAAGTGTTTTACGATCAAGTTCATAAGCGCCCATAACTGTGGGGCGCTCTTGATCCCGTAATTTATCAGAACCCTTTGCATCGCTACGCAGCTTACCATTCAGGCTAATTTTTGCTTCTCTATACCCCAGGCCAAGCGGATCGGGGGAGGGCCTAAGACGTTTCAATTGTTTTTCTGCCGCCTCACGTGTGCGCTCAATCGAACTAGTACGCCCATCGGAACCAATAACGTGGAAAAACACACCGTTATTATTGTGCTGTTGGATAAAGGGCGTAATCGCGTCAGCCTTTGCCTTTAGGCTATCCAGCCGCGCGGCAATGTCCTGAAGCTTTCCCATTAGAATCCATTTCCCATCAAGCGATGTACCGATGCATAGCAATCCAGCAAACCCTCCAGAGCGGTAATGGTCTGGAATCTCTTATCATCAAGAATCTGCCAATCGCAGCGCCTACAGGCATCCTGGTACTCAGACATACCCGTGTTAAAGGCCATGGTGGCCCTTTCGGTCTGCAAGGAGGCTTGCTTAAGGACCTCGGCAGAGATGGCCGCCATTAGCCCGCTGTGCCCGCCTCACGGCGATCCTGGAGCAGGCGCAAGAGCTGGCGGCTTTCAATCCGGCCCCGCGTGCTGTCCTTGGAGCTGAACGGGGCTTCCGGCTTCTCTTGGCCAAGGGCCGCTTGTTGGGGCGGCTCGTAATCAGCAATGGCTTGGTAATCCATAACAAGCGGGGCAGAGAACAGCTTCTTGAGGTCGTTGATATTATCCGCAGCCCACTGAATCAGTACCGCTTTGTTGTCTGGATCAATTTCGGGGATCAATACCTCGAGGATCGCGATGATGGCTTTAAGCTGTACATCGTCTTTCTTTACAAGTTCCGATTCAGGCTCGGTAAGCAGCGATGGCCAGATTGCGCTGAAGCTGTTCTGCCATTTGTAGAACGCTTCTTCGTAGCTGGTCTTACCGTATTCCTTGGGGAAGAGATTCTGGATGGTGGCGTAGAATTCTTGATTCCAAGCGCGGTGCATCACAATGCGGTCAAAGAAAGCGTAAAGGGGCTGCATCTGAACGCGGACCTTGTCGATGTACCGGGCCACATATTTGGCGTCCTCGGTGCCTTCGCCAAAGCCTTCCGCAAAGGTTTCCGCATTCAGTATCTTGGCCGGCATGTCTGCACCGCTGGCAATGTTCTCCAAGATGTTCTTGCGGCTCTCTGACATGGCAGTATTGACGTTCTGCATGTTGAGCGTCTCGATGTCTTCGTCAGGCGTGATACCGATCACATTGCCGGTTACCGCTTCCTTGACAAAATTACGCTTAAGGCCAGCCAGGAACGCCATCGCCTGATCCACCACCGATCCAGGCTGCTTCATCTTGGCAACAATAACGCCGGCCTTAAGGCTTACCAAATCGTCCGTCACCATGGTCTGGATAAAAGACTTCAGCGGGTAGAGCGGGCGCTGGTAAACAGAGCGGCCCACATAACCAAAGGCGGATGTGGTATACCCGATATAGATTGGCTTTTCGTTCAGGATAGTCACTGTCCGACTGCGGTGGTAAGGCACGCCGCTTACGCTAATGCTCCGCACCTTCTGGAAATCAAGATCATTGGGATTTTGATTGAGGACCAAGCTGCCGGATGTGTTCAGCGGATCGTATACATTGAAGCTGATGTCGGCCTTTGCCAGCCCCTTGAAATCCATCGGCTTAGTCGACACCCAGCCATCAACTAGCATCGCAATGCTGGCAATACCGTAAACCCGTGACCACCCCATCGTATCCGCAATATGACCGTCGGCCCCGATCTTGTCCCATTCCCGCTTAAAGGCTTCGACGACCTTTTCCTCAGGGCTATCGGGGCAGGTAATGATGCGGGGTTTGAATTGCGCCATGTCGATAGGCGTGTCAGCAAGCTTCTTACCCAAAGTGTGGTATTGATAAATTACCTTACACATCTGATAGCTGGGATCAGACCCCGGAAGGATTTGGTCACAGGCCATGATGTCCCATAACGGATTACCTATATTGGACCCGTTAAACTGGATGGTAGCCATTTGGGGTGTTGGGTATTTCCTCTAATGCCTGTTAGCCCGCCCGGACATTAGTTCCTGGGGCGTTAGCTGGCGGATAAATGTAGACGGTTCATAAGTCGATTTGCTGGCCCGGTCAGCCTTGACGGCCCTGACCATACGCATCTCGTCCTCAAGGCGGGCGAAATGCTTTTTCAGGGTTTGGGGCACAACATCGTATCGGTTTGCCAGGCTCTCAAGGCTTTCGCCTGATTTGTGCCGGCTGTAGGCGTCAGTGACCTGCCCCATCGTCATGTGGTATAGGGTAGTCCGATGAATACGTCCTATAGCGTCAACGCGGTGCCCATCGTGGGGCTGGATCAGCTTGCGCCGTATCAACAATTGGTAAAGGGCTTGGCGAGTAACAGGGACACCAAATTCCTGGATGATGTCCTCAAGCGGCACCTTGGCGTTGTAGCGGTCAGCCATCTTAACGGCCAGCTCGTAGCTGCACCATTTCATCCGTGGGCCGCCCATTTCAAACTACCAGAATAATGTTCTAGATGACCCAAACCACAAAACGCACAACGTATACAAAACCAAGCCCCATCAAGACAACTGATCCAACAACGAGGTAAACCGCAAAGACGGGGCCGGCAAGATCGGAAAAGGATCGCATGACAAAGTCCTCCCTAATATCCATCAGTATTTCCCAAGGCTAACGCGATACCGTAACAAAACACGTCCAAAAGGTCATCCTCGCGCCCTGGCGTTTTATCACCAATCCTAAAGCCACAGACTTGTGACAGGAAATGATTACGCGTTGCGCCCTTATAGCTCACAGTCTTGTCATACGCGTGGGCAGATAGCTTTACCTTTTCCTGGAAGAAGTACCCGGACGCATTGATCGCCCGCTCATCCTTACCCATTGCGGTAAGGTCTGACTCAATTTCATGCACGTTTTGCCCACGCCGCTTGGCCTGTTGCAGGAGAATGGAGCCGGACGACTTGTCCTCGATGTAGGCCCCAATTGATCCTGACCTTGCGTGGGTAAGCTGGGCTAATTCTTCAAGCCGGCGAAATACGTTTGGTAGCCAGGTCTCAAGCAAGGCCCCCTCGATCTGCTGGATGTCCCAATCAAGCAATACAAGCGGGTAGCCTTTACCAAACTTGGACCGGCTAAAGTAGCCAACCGCCGTACCATCGTTATCCTTGCCGGTCTTGACCGCCGTATCGATGACCGCAAAGACTGAATCGCATTGTGCGGGCATAGCGACAGGCTGACCATTGACCAACATCTTGTCCTTGGCAAAGAACGCCACCCCGGACCAATCGACAAAGTCGGCTAATATCTCTTGAGCGTAAACCAGGGGGTGCATGGTCTTGGCCCACGCTTCCAGGTCCTCGCGCGGCAGCAGCGGGTTCTGCTGGCTTGGGGCGTGGTATTCCTTAAAACCGTGTTCCGGCTCGTTACATATCTTCCAGAAGAATTGATCCGGGTCAGCGCCGTTGGTATTGGACAGGACCAAAGCTGATCCACGGTAATCAAGTAAAGTCGGCTTGATCGCCTTGGACCAAATGTCCATCATGTTAGGCTTGGTAAACGCAGCCTCATCGATGATGACTTTGTGGTACTTGCGCGAACGACCGGCGGATAAGTCTTCCAGGGTCCAGAAGTCTAAGCGGCCCCCGGTAATGGTCCGGATAATGTCGCGGCCCCCGCTTGGGTATTTCCTTACCGGCTCAATCACTTCCGATATTTCGTTAATGATTTCTGTGAGGCGCTTGTAGTCGGGGGCGAAGTAACCGACCAGCTCCGACTTGATCAGAGCGTCCTCAGCAATGATGCTCCCGAAGGTGCTCTTGCCCCAGCGCCGGCCACAGCGGACCGCGTAGTAGCGGGAGCGGTTGTCAAAGCAGCTTACCTGTCCTGAATGCAGGGTCGGGAGGTCTACCTCGATTTCCCGATGCTTTCCAGCGGCACTCATGGTTAGGTAGTCGGACCAGCGTGGCCTGCCGGGATACCGCTAGACCCCACAAAGCCGTGCCAATGGCAGCCCTCGGTAGGCTTTCGTTTGGCATCAAGCAGGATGGAAGGCGTCAGGACCAAATTGTCGATCGTGGTGCCGCTGGCGGTCCATCGGGACGGTTTACCATCAGCGTCGTGGCTGCTTGCCTCGTCTGGAACGTTGCGGCCAGCAAACGTCACCATAACGGCGTGCGTCCCTACAGACCCCCCGTTTTTGGTAAAGCACTTGGGGCACAGGAACATGATGTGGTCCGCTTCGGCAACGGTCGCAACGTCGTGATGCCCGTACCGGGTAGGCGTCGGGCTCCACATGAACTTGCTGCCGTCGTCCTCCCGGAAGAGGTACATCCCCTTACAGTCGCCCTCCTCGGTCTCGATCTCGGACGTGGTAACGGCCACGGTCTTTTGCAAGTCCGCTTCAAGCTGCCGCAGGGGTATTGATGTCATTTGCCGGTAGGCAATCCGCCCTTGACGATGATCTTCAACGGCTTGTCAGGATCGAAGCCGGTCTCGCTGCGGTCTTTCCAGTTCTCAGGGTCACGATTGGTAAGCCAGAACTTGATCTGATTGTCCGAAGGAGGCACGTGTTCCATTGTGGGCACACGCACGACTCGCTTGCCGACGACCACGATCTTCTCGCTCGGATAGCTGTACCCTGTCGCCTTTGCATAGCCGGCACGGACGACACGCTCGTCCGCAGCGTCCTTACCTCTACGACACGCATTAAAGAACTCTTGATGTCTTGTACCCCAATTCCAAATGGTAACCACTGTTACCCCAAAGAATTCAGCCAGCTCAGCGTCCGTCGCCCCCATTTCGCACAGCTTCTTCGCCATTGTGCAGAAGGCCGGATCATAGGTGCTGGGTTGGCCCCCGTTCTTTTGGATGTCCTGGGCTACGCGCTGCACGTCTTTGGCGTGTTTGCGGCGCTGCTTCTTCGATCCCTTGACGTTGGCTGGGTAGGTACGCTTTTTCTTCCCCTTCTTCGAGGCTTTGCGTACGACCTTGGCTTTCGGCATCTTATCTGCCGGCCATCAGCTGTTGTTTGGTAAGGCTGGGAATGCAATTGGGTGGGGGGCATTGCCTGTGCGGGACAGGGCCGTAGAATGATTCGTCCTGGTATTTAAGCGATTCCCTTGGCTTAGTGTGCTTGACAACGCGCTCAGGCTTGAATCGGTTATACCCGGCGGTATCGCCGTATTCAGAGCGAAACAAACTGTAATACTTTTGCGCGATCCTTTCGCTGCAATGTACCAAACCTGCGGCAAAGCTGGGGCGCATACCCTTACGCCACACATCCAGAAGGATGTTCAATTCTTCCTCATTTAGGTGCTGTGCGCGAGTGCGGGTCATGCTGCCTTCTGTTGTCTGTTGTAGATTGTGTTGTCTTTATGCCACTGACACCAGCGGTCGTGGTAATCGCCTGTTGGATGCCCACACATTTGAAATCCCTTCGCAGGATCATCGTGGGTATATTGACAATGTCCTGGGGCAGGGAAATCATTCTGTGGGCCTACAAAAGTAGGCTCGTGGATGATGGAGATTATGGTGGGGGGTGGGGGTATCGGGGTGGTTTTGACACGCTGGATACGACAGCTTAAATCGCGGTTGTTGGTTGTTCTTAGCCTAGCCCATTCTTGGCCGGCTGCCCTGGCCCGGCTTACAATACCAACAACAACCTGTCGCGTTATGCTTGGGTAATTGTGTATCATCTTACTCGCAATGACCTGGGCGCTGTCGCCCTTAATCCATAGCTGCTGAATAAAACGCTTACCCGCGTCGTCGACACACGATTTTAGCCCGAAGTGTATCATTATTTCCCAACCCCTTAAGAATGATGTGCGGGACTCTCCCCGCTTGTCATGGTTGCGCTACCATTTGCGACTAGGGCGCTACCCTAATATTGCTCGGTCTGTTACGTCTCCAGCCCCCTAATCGGGGCAAGGGTATCAGGCGCTACCGCTGCTCGGAATACGGAGTATTCCATCCACGCAACTACAATCAGATCATGGAAAGCGGGTCAATTCTGACAGCCTTCTGTCAAACGTAACAGTGAAAGGATCATTACCCCTAGCTCGGGCGATGAAGGGCTTGGGACACACATTCCTTTGATAAAGGTAATGATCCCATCACTGCTGCGTTTCAATAATAACATACGGGCCGGGTCTTCAGCCAATACCCATCCGCCAAGGCCGCCAAGTCTATTTCAGACAATGGCGGAGCTTTACCGTATTTCCTGGCGTGTGCTCGTTGTAGATTCAACAACTTGGAAATGACTTCCAGGTGCCAAGGCTGAATACAATTTCGTTTGTAACAAAGATGATCAGGTTCGTGATCTTTTTGTATCGGACCATAATGATGGTGGGCAACCCATCTATGCCCACCCCAAAACTTACGCGTCTTGCGTGGGCCTATGCTCCAAACCACGTAACCATATTGGTCCCTGGCCCCCTGCCAAAGCCAACAGGGGCCGTCCAGCTTGGGGTCGGGGCTTTCCTCGACCCTGATCTTGGGAAGCCACGAGGCCCGGAAATAGGGCATCAGGGCTAGGTCTGGACCGCCCCAGCGCCAATCCAAAGCGGGATCCATGGTGGCCTCTTTAGCTAAAGGCTTGAAATAAGGGGTGTTTTGGGCGTGGTGGGGGTAACTGAGCAATACGCATAACTAGCTTTTTATTTCCCCGCAACACCTTTTTATACCCAGGCCAGCTCGCTACCCTTTTTGGTCTTTAAGGTAATCTGTAATCATTTGATGCCATTCCCGCTTCATCTTAACCTTACGATTTATCCGTTCATCCATGCGGTCGCTGTCAAGGCCAAAGCGTTCAACCACCAATTCCATCATCGCGAGAACATCAGCAAGTTCATCCTCCAACCATTCCTTGTTGGACTTTCGAGTGACCGGTTCACTTTCGGCAATGCCCTGAATGATGCAACGCGACACCGCTGCGCCACATTCGTTCAATTCCTCACCCAGCTTCCCCAGATGGGCAAGGTCGACCAGATTTGTCGTGGGTATCCACAGGCTTGGTTTCACATCCAGGCCAGCTCGCTACCTTTTTTGGTTTTTGTAATCAACATGGTCCCGTCAAACGATCCTTTGTCTAACGAATGGTGGTCTACAAAGAAAATTGCCCGGCCTAATTCCAAAGCCCTATCGCGTAAGTGATCGAGAAGATCATCAACCCCGACAGCAGACAAACCTCGAGTCGGTTCATCAAGCACCTCCATGCTGGGTGAAACACCGGCCCGCGCCAATAGTACTTCTGATAAAGCAAACGATGTTGCAAGCTGCCAGCGTTGTGACTCACCACCAGAATAGGACTCAAATCTGATTGGCTCATCCTGTCCCGGTGGGTACAGCATAACCGTAAAGCCTGCTGATACTTTCCCGCTTGCTGTTTCCCTTTCGGTTTCGAAGCGAATACCCCAGTCCTCTAACCCCAGCATAGACGCGTGCCGGGATGCGCTCATTTCCAATTCAACCAAAGTCTCATCAATGATAGACAGGCGCAGCTCTCTAAAGCCGTCTACCCAATACTTAGCTTGTTCCTGCAAGCCTTTTTGTTCGTCCAGCGCCTTGACCGCCTTGGCCTGTTGTTCCTTTACTTTATCCCGACGTGCGCGCTGGTTGATCAACAACTCGCGGTGATGATTTACCGTGGCCTTTTCCCGCTTCAGATTGCTCATGGCGGCCTTAAGGGCTTCGCCGGCAATACCTGATTCGCGTATTCCCCTAATCCACACCTCGTGTTCGTTTTCATACGCCCTCTGCCTTACCTTAAAGGCGTCATCTGCACGCTGTAATGTCTTTTGCAGGGCGTCGATGTCTCCAGCTATCTTAGCCGCTTCGCCCTTTTGCTTGGCAATCAGATCGTCCAGCGTCTTCGCCTTGGCCTCAATTCCGTCTGTTTGTTTAGCGGCTTCCTTGCTGCTGATCTCTTGCCCGCATTCCTTACACATCTTCTTGGGCTTTTTGGCCTGCTCATCAATCCAGTCCAATTCGTCCTGCAAGAGATTACGCTTTTCCTTGTTGGACGAAATATCGCGAGCCAGAACCGCCGCGTTCCTTTGGCGGGTATTAATATCATTATGGATTTTGTCCGACGCATCGTTGATCGGGGCCACAGGTTTATCGACGGTCAATACACCTCTGACCGCTTTCTCGGCAGCGGCTAAAGCCTTGGTCAGCTTTTCGACATTGGCTTGTTTGGTCTCGTCAAATTCATCGGCGGCTTTAATTGTATTGCTGATGTCATCACGCAAGGAATCCAGCAAGGCTGCACTGGCGGCTTGATCCTTTTCGATCTCACGTATCTGGGCTTCGGCGTTGGTGGTCGCTGCCTTGGCCTGATCAACCGCTTTAAGCCAAACGTCCAACGACAGGGCTTCGGTAAACATCTGCGATTGTTGCTCGGGGCGCAGGTCCAGGAACATGGTGCCGAATTGTCCTAGCACGATTGTCCTGCGGAACATTTCCTCCGTCATACCAATCAGCTTGGGGATTTCCTCTTGCGCTATTTCCTTGCCATCCGTTGACCCGGCATAAACCACGATACTGTTGGGGTTGCGGGTTCGATCAATGATATAATTTTCCTCACCACGTTCAAACTCAAGGCTGACTTTCGTCTTGCCTTTACCAACCCAAGGCTTGATCGAATCGGCGGGACGGTTGTCACGGCCCGTTTTCCCAAACAATACCCAAATAAGCGCATCAAAGATTGTGCTTTTACCAACACCGTTACTCCCTAATTCAGGCTCGACCAAATTACGGCCCTGGATGAAATATAACCCAGGATCACGGTCCAGCTTTACCTCGTGCGATCCTGAAAACGTCTTAAAGTTCTCCAGCGTCAGGGAAAGGAAGCGTAAGTCACTCATTTCGGTTGCTCTTCTAAAAGCGAACGGACTAAAGCAAGACACAGGGCAAGAGCCGGATTATATGCAACGGCATCCCGTGCTATTTTTCCATGCGTACCAACAACCGCCTGATAGACACGCACCCGAGTTCTAAATGAATTGTACATTGTAGGAGTTGCCAAAGACCAATAAACACCCGGCAGCAAGCGATCAACCAAAGCCACGGCAGCATCAAGCGATGACGTCATATGTGGGGCTTCCGTAGACCAAACCTTATCTCCAGTTTTCCAGGCCACCAAATGGGGGTATTCATCAATCGGGGTTTTCTCTTTGTAGCCGAGAATTGTTAGCTTTTCGTCCAGAGCACGATTCGGGACAATCTCTTTGGAAAGACGGTATTCTAAATCTACAAGGTCAGCCATCAATTGACTCCAGACCTCGAAGCAGCCCGGCGATGAATTCGTCACCCTTCATCTTGGGATCGTTAACAAATTCATAACGCACGATAGCAATTATCTTTTCCTTTGGATCATTCAGTGGATCATCCAGGGCCACGTCAAAATTAACCTCTTTCAAGTAGACTGTATGGCCGCTCTTTGTGATAACGGTATAATTCATCGACTGGCCGCCTTGAGGAAGCTTTCCCCGGCCTTTAGGAGCGGCCCGTCCAGGCCCTTTGCCCCGGCGAAGGCCGCTAGGGCATCCATCGGCCCGGAAGCCCCTGTGACGGCCCCTGTGCGGCCCTTGGCGGGCTTTTTGGGCTCAGGCAGGGCCAATAACTCTGGTCCCGTGAGTTCCAACCCCATTTCAGCCGCTTCCGCAATAATGTTGCGCTTGATCGCGGGCCACTCGGCATATGCGGTTCTGGGCATATGTACCCGAACCTTGACCTGATCGCCAGCTTTCAGGATTTCCCACGCAGCCGAATCGGCCAACGGTTCTGTGCCTTGTAAATCCACGGTCAGCTTATTCTTGGTCGGGAAATGTAAATCCTTGGTCGTCCCATCATCGCGGATCAGGAGCACGCGGGGGGTGTGGGATTCGCCAAAGCGTACTTTATATGGGCTTCCTACGTATACGATTTGCTTAGTAAGCCGCTGGGCCTTGTGGATGTCGCCGCTGTAGATTTGAGCCTTGGTCTTACCAAAGACTGACGGCGGGATTCCGGTCAGGGCGTGGTCATTCATCTCGCTGATCGCCCCATCGAAAGTTTGATGACAAAATATGTATTCCGCTTTATTAAAGTCCAGCCCCTTCCAATCGGTTTGATAGTCGCGGGTGTTGGGAAGCAGCCATGTCCTAATGTCCTGCAAATAGGTTGGCTCTTTGATAAAAGCCAAATTCTTTTCGCCATCCATGAACCCGAAAAATGGGGTTGCGGGATCGATGTAATCATGATTGCCACGAATGATTATTACCTCACAGGCCCTAGCAAGGTCACGCAAACCATCGACCAGCCTGTTGGTGAGGTCCGCACTGTGACAATTTTTCGCATCCGTCAAATCCCCACCAAGTATAATCGTAGCGACGTTTTGCTTACGGGCCTGTTCCTTTAGCCACGGCAACAGCGCCCATCGATGCTCGTCCCTGGGTAAATCTGTAAAGTGTAAGTCCGCCGTAAACAGGATCACTTCAGCCCACTCCCCGGCGTGGGCTCGTCCTCGTTTGCCGGCGGCTTTTCGCTGTCCGATTTCATGCTGCGGATATTGCGCTCGATCACAGACGAGCAGGCCACATTGAGGCTGTATTCGTGGTCGGGGATTTCACCCTTTGCCATTTTCTCAAAGACAAAGGCCCGCCAATCAACACAGGCGCGAGCGGATGCTTCCAGGGCGTCGTCCTGGATAAATTGTAGCTTTTCAGCAAGGTAATTTATTTCCTCATCGTCATACCCTTCAGGGCCAATCCTTTCAAGGATTTCCCTAGCAAAGTCTTCCAGCTTTGGGTTTGTCATTGGGGCGGGTCCAACTTTAGCAATTCTTCAAACAACATCATACACACCGATTCATCATTACTAAAAGCATACAAATCAGCTTGAGGACGCCAACGATCACCCAACCACATTTCCTCGTAATACATAAACACCACGACCGGGCAATTGTTCTGTTTGGCGATCAGCAGGGGGCGTTTGCCGGCCTTGGCAGCATCACGGCTGACCTGCTTCCAGTATTCCACCAGCGGGCCTTTGCCTTTCATCAAGGCAGCTTGCAGGTTGAGGTCCTTTACGAATTTGCATTCAATCGAAAAGTAATTGACCAACGCGTGGCCCTCGGGGGCGACGGCAGATATATCACCGGATTGCGATTGGGTCTTTTTGCCCTTGGCGTGGCGAACCGTGGCCCGGCCCCCCGACATTGCGCTACGCCAGAACGCACAATCACTTTTCCCGTCGGTAACCCACAAGGATAGCTTTTCACAAACTAGCCTCTCAAACGCAGCGCCTTTTTGCTTCCCTCCGCCGGCGCGCATTATGTATACTTACGGCGACGTGGGAGGAAACTTGTTTCAATATCATTCCAGGCTTTCGCCACCACCTGATCCAGCTCGTCACTGCGTTTGCGGTATTCCACGTCATCCCAGTCAACGGAGTCATCAATCAGTTGCTCGGCAGCAGCAATCGACAGGCCCATATCCTTTGTACGCTTGGCCTCGATCAACCACTCCATGCCGGCAGCAAAGCTATCGACACCAAAGCCAAAGGCCAGCGTAAACTGACACGACCGCAGCGCCACGCTGATTTTGTTCTTGGTGCATTTGGCCTTGATTAAAATCCCGGTCGTCCGCTTCTGCCCGTTGATGGTCTGGTTGATGCTTTTCAAATGGGCCAGCTTTACAACTTGAGAAGCGTAGAAATCCAACGCCCGACCACCCGACCTTGTAGTCTTGTCACCAAACATCGCGCCAATGTTGTCGCGGATTTGGGAAATGATGATGACCGCCATATCGGTTTTGTTGATCTTGCGGATCAGCCGGCGGAATAGCTGACTCATCTGCTTGGCCTTATTGCCGCCATAGGACGGGGCATCAATCTTGCGGGCCAGCTCAGCGCGGTCAGAAAGCGCGTCAAGGCTATCCAGGATATACAACCCCGGCTGGCCCGGCTTGGCCTTGTCGAGGATGGAATCCAGGTCCTCGTAAAAGTCCTCAACCGAATCAAAGTTTACATCATCATCAAGGAAGCTGATTTGGCTGACCGGCATCCCCAGGGCTTTGGCATAGCTTTTGTCGAACGCGGACTCAGCCTCGCGGTAATAGATTTTGCCCTTGGGGTATTGTTTTAGGAAATTGGCGCACGCTTCAATCGCCAGCAGCGTCTTACCGGTTGACTTGTCACCGATGATATTGGTCAAGCGGCCAAGCACGTAGCCCCCGTTGCGACGCCCAGATATTACAAGATTCAGGAGCGTGCAGCCGGTGCTGATAAACTTCAGATCGGAGGGTGGGTCATAGTAAACCCCACCCTCCTTCTTATCCAGCTTTAAGCGGGGAGCCACTTATTTCCGCCTTACCTTACGCGGCGGCTCGTCGTCCTCTTCAGCCTTGGGCTTCAAACGCTGGAGTCGGGCTCGGGTGCTGGCGACGGCGTCGTCGGAATCGGGATCGGCGTCTCGGCTTGCACGGGCTCGACCACGGGGCTTTTCTTCTTCGGGGTCCGGCTCCGGGTCGTCTTCCGGCTCGGGCTCTTCGGACCGGCTGCGGCGGCTACGCGGCGCTTCTTCTTCAGCCTCTTGGCGGCGTCCCCTGCGCGGGGTTTCGTCTTCGGCTTCTTCGCCGCGGCGCGAACGACGCGGGCTTTCTTCTTTGGTTTCTTCTTCGGCATTGTCATCCTCATTGTTACGCCCACGCGATCCCCTGGGCTTGGGTTCATCTTCAGGCTCCGGCTCTGAACGGTGATTTCTCGCAGAACGAGGCGTATTCGCTTCGGTGTCATCTTCGCCTTCCTCAGAAGACCGATTACGACTTGAACGAGTCGGCTTTTCTTCTTCCGCATCTTCTTCACGATCCTTCTTGGACCCCTTCTTGCCACGGTAAATCTTATCCAAGTAATCGTAATCGTGGATGATCAGCATGTCAGGCAACGGATTCTCAACAATGAAATCCATCCACTTATCCTGCGTCGATTGCTTTTCGTGCAGGGGCGAAGGGTCGCGGTCGATGTCCTCGTTGATGTAACGAGTATTTAGCATCTTGCCTTCACGGCGGAAGCTAATGTCGTGGCCGTTGTCAGGATCATCAATCGCCAGCACAGCCCCGGTTTTCTTGTTCTGCATACGAAGCTGCAAGGCTTTCTCAAGCTGCCAGCCAAGCCGCCAGACTTTGGGGCCTTCCTTTTCGGCGGAGCGGTCGATGATATAGGCCAAGCGTTCCTGCTTGGCTTTGAGGTCCTTGATGGCCTTTTCATCCTCGTCCTCGTCCATGCCGGCAACCGCCTCGCAGATTGGGCAAGCGGTATCCTGATCGAACAAAGCCCCCATCTTGGCCGGGCAAAGATAGACGCCGTTGTCAGGGCCGACATTACGGTGGACCCAGGTATCCAGGCACCAATTATTACCCCAATCGGATTTGAGATCCCAGGTCGGCGGCAGGATACGGTAATTGTTTTCGCCTTCCTCGACCTTCACAAACTGGACCAGATCATTAAGATAGCTATCGTAGGTGCTACCGGATTGCGTAGCCCGTTTCTTGACATCCTCCGGGCTGCGTTCTTGGTATTTGAATTTACTTGCTGCCATTAGTCTCGTCTCCTTCTGCGATTTTAATCACTCGTTTTAGATGGGATTCCTTTTCACTGAAATACAGGCGCATGAAACCCCACACGAATACACCTACGGCCAGCAACACGCAGCCAACAATAATTACGTCCCTCGATGTCATCGACTACCTCTTGTTGCGTGCTTCGCGCTGCTTACCGGCAATCTCGCGGATGTCGGCTACCTTGCGGTCGCCCGCCTCATCCCGCGCTCGGCTACCCGTGGAAACTGTAAAGTAATTACTGGCGAATAGCTGGGCCAACTCGCGCAAAGCTCCGGAACGGTCACGATAGGATTCCTTCATCCCCGCCAACAGATCGGCTTGCAGACAGGCGCGTGCATACTTCTTGCGGTAGTCGATGATCTTGGGCGACAGGTCGATCTGGCTCTGCAACGACTTCTCGGTCAGCTTGTCCCCGGCCTTTTCCGCTTCCTGGCGGAATTGCCTGTCCAGCTCGGCCATTGCCTGATCACGCTCCATCTTGATCTCATCGCGGCGGGAGCAAGCCATGACATAGGCTTCACTGACCCGCCAATAGGCGTCCGGTTGCTCCATCAAAGCGGTATCCAGATCGTTGCGGTCGATCTTTAGGCCATCCCGCAGATCGTCGAGCAAGCTGTTGGTTTCGTCTTCGTCACGTGTTTTTGGCATTTCAATTCCTCACTTAGACCAATGTTTATTCGGATGCGGGCAAACGTTCCGCGCGGGGCAATCGTCGCAATACCATTCCCGGTCCAATGTCAGGATGCACTCCCACACCTTGCCTTTGTACCAGCCCTTAGCGACCGGCACGGTGTTGGCGATCATCGTGCAGAACTCTTGCAGCTTCGCCGTTGTCGGAAGATAACGAAACGTATCCAGCTTTTGCCGGTTTGCGTCCATTTCCTCTTGGCTGAGAATGTATTGCACAGGCACCCCTAGTGATGAATCATGTTAATAACATACGGCCCTACCCACCCAGCACTAAAGTACCGCAGGCCAGCACGAGAGGGCTGATCCCATCGCCTTGCGCGAAAGGCTGCGCGAAGGCTTCCAGCACGGCGAACAGGCTACCTTTGGGCTCGCCCTTGGTGCCCATAATGACCGAAGTCACATAGCCGCGTACAACGTGGCGAATTGATTCCGGATTGACATCCTTTTCCTTCAGACCAACCAGGATATCCCTGATTTCACCCCAGGGCCGTCCCGCTACCAAGGCACGGGCCAAATCGACCGCCTCGGTGCTTTCCTCGGCGCTACGGAGCAGATCACGGGCTTCCTCGATGGTCTTGGCCCCGGCACACGCACCCAGCGCAACAAGGCCAGCACGCGGGCTGCCGTGCGCCTCCTTGGCGCAGAGCGATACGATTTGACGGCCCGCACCCGTCTGAAGGATTTTCTCGGCAACGGCTACGCTTTCTAACAGGTCGATGATCAGGTTGGTTGGTACATCTTTTAAGTTGTAAGCCGTGCAGCGGGTTTTGATATTGGTGGGGATTTTCCCCAGCTCGGTCGTGCAGAGGCACCACCACGTATCTGGCGGCGGCTCTTCCAATGATTTAAGCAGGGACGCCCATGCCGGCGCTCCGAGGCGATGGCAATTATGCACCAATACATTATTTACAAAATATGACGGATGCTTTTCAATCTCTAAATCGTAGAACGTGACATAGCCATCACACAACGCTTGATCTCGGTTACAACTTGCGGGCAAAATTTCAATACCTGCTCGTTGGTAACTCGTAACACTGTCCACCCTAAAGATTCCAGTTTCTTTTCCTTTTTGCGATCCTTCGCTTGATTTCGTTCCGAATTGTGCCCTTTCCCATCTACTTCTATTGCTAATTTTATATGCGGAAAAGCCAAATCCACTTTGTAATTTGTAGGGTATCCGGGTAACCTTTTCCCCAAAGAAACAGCAAACTCTACCGCACAGTTCAAACGCTTTAGTAACATAACCTGGGGCTTCGTTAGTTTTCCATTCCCACCCCGATTTTCCGGAAGAATTAAGTTCGTCCCATTTTTTATTCTGGTAGCTATAATTTTGTCGATTACATCCCGTCGTTTTGTGGGGTTGTTTTTCTGCATCCGTTTGGAAGACAAACGGTCCAGCTTTTTGTAATACTCCGGGGAACGAATACGAGATTCCAAAACCCCACGAGAAACAGCTTCTTTCCAATAATCTGGACGCGGCCCAGTTCTTTTTGATGCCCCCAACTCGTCTCCACAAACTTTCGAACAAGTCTGAATTCCCAAACCATTTGAACGCACATAAAAAGGCTCCCCACAAACCGGGCACTGCCTTCGCAGGCAAGTGGTGCAAGTTATTTTGTTTGGCGCTCTGGCTTGAAAACTTATCCCACATGAGGAGCAAGTTTTGGTCCAACGTCTTTTTGCTCTGTAATTCATCACCAATTTGTAGATCGCACGCGGCAACCCACCCCCTAGCTGTAAAAAACAAATGCTCTTTAGAGCAACAAATAGAGGATGATCCTATGCTTATTTGCATAACCCTTGCAAGAGGAATCTTGGACCGAAAAACAGAACTAACCCGCGACAACCCAAGCCCGCACACAATTTCTTGCCCCACACCAATCTGCTCAATTGGCAAAAACCCATTACCAACATCAATCAACGTTCCTGGAGCAAAACATTCATCTACAATAATCACGCGGGCCTGGCTGCGACCGTGCATTTTGTAGCCCAAGGTTTCGGTAATCCGCCTCATGTCATCGATGCTGGTAAAAGTCGCAGCGTCGATCTCCTGAATGGCGTGGTCCTTGGCCCCCACTTCGGTAGCAAGGATGCGGGCCAACGTGGTCTTGCCCGTACCCGATGGACCGGAGAACAAAAAGGTGTGGTTGCTCTTGGATTTGAGGACACGCCGCAAGGATGTAACCACGGCGTCCTGACCGATCACATCTTCAAAGGTCTTGGGACGGTATTTAAGGTAGAGGGATTCGGTCATGTATGCCTCAAGGTCCTGTATTCAATGGGACGCCCCGCAACTTTTGCAGCAGCTATTCCGTACTCCATACCCCGCGATATTCCACGATCCGTATAAACTACCGTAGCAGCGGCAACAGCGCCCCAAGCCAAACCGGCATCAATACCCCATTGGCGCTCTTCAATTACTTCATCGCGCAGGATACCTGGCTGGGTGTAAAGCAAATGAGATGCGAACGGAGCTTCGCCCTTTAACAAGCAATCACACAGGGCCGACCGCGCATATTTTAGATTAGCCTCAACATCTCCGGCGTATGGGCTTTCCACAATCACCAATCTCATATCAATTACCGCTTTCCTTTATTGCCGCGACAGCTTTATCAGCGGACCCTTTAAGAAATATGAGTACGTGCTGATGAGTTCGACCTAGCTTGCGCGTGGCGTTAAAAGGACGACCGGCCCGGATACTAAGGCTGCCCAACATCGTCAAACGGATTGCATCGTTGTAAAGATGCAGCCCGGCGCGTTGGAAAGCATTTATCGTCCCAGGAACAAACCCCACACAATTACCATCCTTGCCCCTGACTTCCCCAACTACAAAAATAGCAAAGCGGTTTAGTTTCAATCGAGTAACGACACTTTCTATGATGCCAGAATACTCGGGCTCAAACTTGTCCCATTTCAACGTGGAGATATCTTGTGGATCATTACTATATTGTTCGAGATCAACGTACGGAGGACAACTGTAAATACAGTCCAATGATTCAGGCTTTACAACCTTTGCTGAACTTCGCGCATCGCAAACCACGTATTTGGGAGTATTGGTTTTACAAATCCTTTGAGCCTGTTCGTTGTTTGCCTCGACCTGCTCGGGTCGGATATCCGTTCCCAAGTATTTGTAACCCAACTTAGATGCCACAATACCGGCACAGCAACCACCCACAAACGGGTCAAAAACAAACCCACCCTTCGGCACAAACCATTTATACATCAGCTCGCAAAGCACGGGGTCAAACGACGACGTGCCTGTTTGGCCAGAAGTGTTTATCTTTCGGGATACCGGATCATCCCTAAGGGTAGCGCCTTCGGCGCTACCCTTAGCCTTCCCGTTCCCACCTCGCGCCTTATCGCGATTTTGCTGATCCACCTTTTCCTTGAAATAACGAGGGTCTTTGGCAGCGGCACTGAATCGTAAAAGATTCTCCGCCCGACCCAGCACCCGATCCATCCCCAAGGATAACCACGCAGCCTTCCGATCTTGCCATTCACCCTGCCGCGCATCCAGCACTGAAAACGGCGGTATCCCAAATTTATCGACGAGTCCACCCCCGTGGGTTTCAAACACGGCGTCCTTCTCGAAGAGACTTTTGTATTTTGCCATCTTATTTTTTCCACGTGTTAGATGCGTACTTACCAATCTCGTCCATATCACAGAGATTAGGACCGATGGACATTTCCACCACCAGCGGCACATTCAGGAACGGGTAGGTCTTAGTCAGCAAGGTATCAATCTTTTCCTCGGCATAATCATCAAAACCCTTAACTGGAAAGATACTGGTAAGATCATCATGGATATTACAAATGGGCTGGAAATACCAGTCTTCCTTTTCCGAAAGTGCGTTCATTCCGTCGATCACAATTTCACTCGCTAGATTTTGGATAGGGGCATTGATAAGCTGGTTCGGTGAGATTGGGGCGCGGCGTCGTATTCCCATTGCATTCTCAACATACCCCTGCTCCTTGAAGTCAGCGATGATGCGTTCCTGCCATTCCTTGACCCCTGAAAAGGTCTTCCAAAATTCCTTGTAAAGCCTACCCAGAGATCCCTCAGGCAAACCCACTTGTCTTTCGGCGGTCGATTGCTGCGCGCCAAAGAACAGGGCGAAAACCCACCCACCCTTAACCGTCTGGCGAAAACCCTTCATGACGCCTTTGTCTTTTATGTATTTCTTACCCCCAACAACAACAGGAAATTCGTAAGCAATCTGCTCGGCCCAATCCATGTGCACGTCATAATCTTCCCAGAGCATTTTAGCGTAAACTTTGTCCTGTGACTCCATCGCTATACAACGACCCTCAATCTGCCCGTAATCCACGGAGCAAAGCAGATGGCCCTCAGGGGCGGCGATCTGACGACGGATTTCTTTTCCATCATCAGTTCTCTTGGGCAGATTTTGTGAATTTGGGTCCTCTGAACTCGACCGACCTGTAACCGTACTGAATCCATTCAATATCGGATGCAGCTTTCCATCAGGGTAAACGTATTTGTGACCCTTGGGCCATACATAAGTTGACGCCAGCTTGGACGGCGCGCGCCAGTCCAACACCTTTTTGGCAATCGGGGCGTCGATCTTTTCCAGCACGGATTTGGTTACGGAATAGCTGGCCTCGCCGCCGTTGTAGCCTTCGCTCTTGCCAGCATCCGACCCCACAATATCGCGGAACATCTTGACACAGTCGGTATCCGATCCGGGCTTAAAGTCCTTTTTGTATTTCTTACGGAAGGCTGCCACATCCGGATCGGTCGCGATGGCCTTTGTCGCCTTGGCAATGGCCGTGCTCAATTTGTCATCGAGGCGGTCGGCCTGCTCAAAGTCGACCGGCATCCCCTTGATTTGTGTTAGGACAAGCGTAGGAATACGACGAATGCGGCGCTGGTATAGTTTAGTCAGTCCATCCAGCTCCAATTCCTCGGCCTGGTTCCAAAACAGCTCGAGACAGTATTTGGCGTCCACCGCGTTGTAGGGTAGGATCGCTTCCAGCGGTTCGCTTTCCATGTTTTTAGTATCGACATTAGACAGCGTCTTGATGTTAATACCAAAGCGGTTGAGTGTGATGAAACCCAACCCAAGGCAACTCGTATCCTTTGATGCCTGCTCTTGATCCGGCTTACCACCCACCCTTTCGTCCAGGGTATAGGCTTGGACCATCGAGTCACCCCATTGGGTACCGCGCAACAATTCCTTACCAAATTTGACCGCCGTCCATTCCATCTCGAATGCCAAATTGTGGGCTATCTTGCGGACAGGGGCTTTCAGGTACGCGAGGAAAGCCTGCCGGATCATTTCCTTGGCCGGCTTACTCCATTTGGCTTCTGGGTGGTCGTAGGGGAAGGCAATCGCCTTACCTTTGATTGCAATCCCAATGGACAGGATTTTGGTTTCGGGGCGGTAAGGGCGCAAATGACTGGTTTCATAGTCAAGCCCGGATTCAGGCTCGCTGGCGGCCTTTTCCAGAAAGCGGACAATGTCCCCTGCCGCCCGTGGATCGCACCAGTCGACGCTTGTGAGGCCCGTGAACGCCTTTTCCCGGCTATGGAAAGGGGGCGGGGGCAGATCGTTGATCTCAGCAAAGGCCCGGCGCAGGTCAAGGCGGAAAACATGCTCCTCCTTGGATTCCCCGCTGCGGCGGGCTGAGCGGGCCACAAAGGTGGGGTCCAGCATGGGGAAATACCAGCAGACGTGGTTACCTATCTTGACGGGTATTTTCCTGCCACGCCATTTGACAATACCATTCTGTTGGAGCGCCCAATGTAGGGGCACATTCCCCATACCGAAGATCGCTAGGGGCTGAGCAACAATGATGTCTTTTTCAACACGCGGTCTGCAACACTCTCTCTCGATAGGTTCAGGATCACGTCCGGCTGGCGTTCTACAATTGATGACATTGTTAAAGCGTATTCGGTCGCGCCACTTCTTAGGAATCTGTTTGAGCAAAAGCTGGCCCGATGTGCCGGCAAAATGCTCGCCCTGTTTATCATCCTCGGCGGTAGGGGCTTCCCCCAATATGTAGATGTCAGGCTGCTTATCGCCCGACGCTTTCATCTTGGGGTGGTCAAGGTCGGCTGTATTCAGCGGGCATCCACGGCAACCCAACCTGCGATACAAATCAACAGACCCAGAATCACCGCTGGCTTTTGCTAACGTCTGTGCCCCAAAAAACCCCAAACCTATTTACCCCTACAAACATGCTTCCACGTCTGACCAGAACAGATAAGGCTTATGGTTGCTTTACCAACCCCAAACCTTTTTGCTAACGCTCCCCCGCCAAATTCTTGATGATACGGTTTATAGTTCTCAATAATAAAACGAACATCATCTTCAGTAAGTTTTGACGAACTACTTTTACTACCCCTAAGTGAATCACCGACTTTTCGATTATGCTCGGCAGTGTGGGGTTTGCCGCGCAAAGCTATAGATATTTTTTTCTTATGCACTTTAGACAATGGTTTTCCACCTACCCATATTTTTCTACCATTTCTATGTGCATCACGAATATTGTCTCCTTTTGTTCCCCACGCAAGATTTTCCAAATAATTATTTGTACAATCATCATCCAAATGACGAGCAAGACTGCATCCTTTTCCTGATCCATATTTAGTTGGTGGTGGTCCCCTAAACGCCAGCAAAACAACAGCAGCCACAGCAATCTGTTTATCTTTGCCAATCTTTGCATAAGCTCTAACTTTTCCTGAATGTTCTACTATAGATTCAGCCCACACGCGCCCATCAGAAGACATAAACGATGCCCGTTTTGTACGTCCATTATTACTCGCACATAGCCCATCAGACCCAGGAACGGGCTTCCATATTTCAGGGCGATGATAAAGGTCATTTGATCCGGCCTCGCCTTGTGCCTTGGCGAGAGTCTGCGCCCCAAAGAATCCCATGTGATGTTATTTTACTTCTTCAGGTTGAAACACCCAATACTCGCTACACAAATCACACAGCATTCCCCACGAAGGCCACCCGTGAATATAAGAGCTATCGGGGGCGGCCATCCACGCCTTCTCAAAAAACGAATGCAAGGTTTCGTGATCCTTTTCTGCCTTGGCGTCCTCAAGAGTGCGGATCATTGTCTTTTCGTGAATTACAGGCTCTAATCCAATACCATCAGACCACCACAAGCCTTCAGGACCTCGACTCATTGGGGCGCCACATCGATCAAAAATATCAAGGATATTAGACCAATGCGAATCAACAGCCGCCCACCAATCCCCCTGTGTTCTAATTTCCACGCTACACCATTCCGCTGACAACAAACCCCGAATGGTTACCCATCGTCATGATGACGCAGTTATCGGTAAACAAAATCTTGTCCATTTTGGAAAGACCCTTCTTGACCAGCGCCACATCAAACGCTGATTCGGCTTTATAGCTCGCGCCTTCCAGCGGCACCTTTTCTCGCAACTCGCCGGCATTGGTATCCAGCTCAAGAGAAAGCATCGCATCAGCCACGGTATGCTTAACCCCTATCGGCAAAACGCCACAAAGCACCAGCACACGGTCATACGCCAAGGCCAAGCGTCCGGGGATTTCGGTGACCTTTTTATGGTAATTTTCCGGCAGGACATTTGCTAAGGCACTATCATAATCAAGCGGCTTTTCGCTATGGATCAGGCGGGAAAATATGGCGGTGCCGTTCTCGGCTACGGCCATGACCGCATCTTCCTCAAGGTACAACTTACCGCCAGCAGCGCAAAGCTCAAGCACCTGTTGGCAAAAGGCGGGCGGCACTTCCATCCGCACCTTCGGCAGATCGGTGCCGTTAACCACCGACCAGGCCAAGCTGCGGTCGTTGGTGGAGTACAATCGCAAGCGGTCCTTTTCACTAATGAAGCTGACCCCGGTTTCATCCGTGGCGCTGATCAGGACATGTTGGATCGCATCCAACAGCTTTTGATCCAACTTGATGTGTTTTTTGGGTAGCTGTGGGAATTCCCAGACCGCACTATCGGGTGGCAGAGACGGAAACTTGGCTTTCGATCCACCCAGCTTCAAAAGGAAGTCGTTACCATCCAAAGTGATCTCAGCCTGCTTGGCGAGGGAATTGCTGACCATGCCGTAAAGCAACGCGCCCTGGACGCCACCCTTAAAGTCAGTCTCCAGCGGCACGTCTATTCCGATGATATTATTGTAGGCGAAGAGCGATTCCCCTGTGAAGTAGTAACACAACAGTTGCGTTAAGGGGTTTTTGTCCGCGAGAGCGGGTTTGCAGTTTTTAAGAGCGGTGAATAATTCACGGCGGTCAAATTTCATAGGTACCCTCAAAAAGAAAAGGCTCGCTAGATAAGACATACCCAGCGAGCCCAAGGTAGAGGAGTAATAGGTTTAGATGTCGGCGGCTTTTTTCCCGGACGCCGTGATCTTGTAATGACCGCGCTCGGCCCGCGCCAGATAACCAGCCCGGCAAAAGCGCGCGTAATGCAGCTTGACATCATTCTTTTCGCACTCGGCAGCAATGCCGGCGACCGGCATCCCGGCATCGCCCTTCTTGGCAATGGCCTTGAAGATCGCCTTCCAAGGGGCCGACACCGATTTAGTCCCAGTCTCGTAGCTGGCCGACTTCCCGTTGGATGCTTTCTTCGCAGCACCATTAGTTTTGGGCTTAGCGACCTTGGCGACCTTGGCGGCCTTGACAACTGGTACCTTGGCTTTCTTGGGGGCGGCGACTTTCTTCACCGCAGCCTTCTTGGCGGTTTTCTTGGCAGGCATTTCAGGTTCGCTTTCTTCACCAAAGACAACATCTTCAGTAATAACATTCGGTTTCTCAGTATCGACCGGGTCTTGCCAATCGAAGTCAGGGTAATCCTGATCCTTCTTCATGGCTGCGTTAGCGGCATTGATCCAGTCCTGCGCTAGGCCGGTCAGACCGTCGTAGGTCTTGTCCTTGTCCTCATCGGACATGTCATTGACCTTGGCCGCCAGCTTCTTCAGAAAGGCTTGACGCTTTTCCTTTGCGCCGGGCTTTAGACCCGTGACCTCGCGCAATTCCGTCTCGATTGCAGATATTGTACTCTTTTTAATTGCCATTTGGGGTGGACCTCCTGTGTAGGCAATACTTATACGTACGGAATGTAATACGTCTAATATGTCAAGTGCTTACCATAGTGAAACGGAAAGCATAACGCTCGGTTTGGTAGACCTTGCGCTTACCGTACTTCTTAGGCTCGGGGGCGGCATAAACGCGGGGCGCGCGTTTGCACTCTTCAAGGTCACCCCCATAAGTAAACCCGGTTGTATATTTAGGCTGGCCCGGGTCAAGACCCAGCAAGCTGCGGAGCTGGCCTTCAAAGTCGTGGCCGCATGTACCCAAGAGGGCGTTCAGTTTCTCGTTCGTAGTAAGCCTTAGCCCGGCGGTGATCACCTTGGGGGCGGTCGGCTCTTCCGTGATGACCCGCATCAAGGTCCGGATTTCCTCTGACGCTGATTTCAGAGTCGCGATCATTTCGGCGTCCCCACATTCAGACCCGCCGACCATTTCCAGCAAATCCGCATCTGATGTAGCGGGGTTCTTGCGGGCAAATTGAGAGATGGGGGTTTCCTTGGGGGCTTTGGTTCGCGCGTTTGCAAGGTCAGTGATGTGGTTGCTGAACACTCGCTGGCAAAGGCTCATAAAATGTTTTTGATTCTCGACCTTGTAGCCGTAGCGTTCCCGACATATTGCATAGGCCAAAAATCCATCTTGAATGAGGTCGCTGAGTTCGTAGAAGGCGGCTACCCGCCACAGGTTCTTTCTGGCCTGTTTGTAAATGTATTGTTTGAGTCCGCGATCTAGATATTTCGGCGGCGGTCGTCTCTGTGCCATTGGTTCCCAGCCCTTTCGATTGCCCTGATAAAAGTCCGTGGTTGCAAACGGGACGCCACGGTCGCCCGGAAACGAAACACGAGTCTGCGAGGGTACACAGAGCCGGTTTCCGTCGGTCTGCTCGACGATTAGACGCTAGGGGGCTTTCCCCTCTTTTGCAAGGCTCATGCTGCCCCAATCAAGAGCTAATTCAGGAAACTGATCACTTTTCTTTCCTGATATATAACCATTCGGTCGCCACTGACCCTCAGTCCGCGCGCCAGTACAATCTAAATAAAATCCGCAAATACGATAATTATAAGTGTGGGCATACTCAAACTTTGCACCATTCCGTAAGCGTGTTACTTTACTAGGATCACGCCCCAGCGATTGCATAGTTTCCCACGCATTCATGACGCCCTCATCTCCTTCAGCATTTGCTTAATTGCTGACCCCGACATTTCCCCAGGATCGCAATCGCCGTCCGTAGTCCAAGTTTTAATCCCCAAGGCGGTAAGCGATCTAGATACCGCCAGAGAGTCAATCGAGGCATCGGGGTCGAGCAGCAAGAATACCTTTTCGTAGCTGTGGCGAAGGTCAGCCAACAAATCAATCTGGGCCGCGCTCACCGCCTTGCCAAAAATACATGTGGCGCGCGACCCCGTTGCGCTGGCGTGCAGCGACAGGTTCATGGCATCGAGCGGACCTTCTGCGATGACGAGTATTTCCCCACCCTCCGACAACGCGGGGTAGCCCAACAGCGTGTCGGTAATTGGACCCAGCGCCAAAGGGCCGTCGCCCGCTTTTTCAGAGTGGCGGGTCAGGGTTTTGTATTTCGGTTTGGCGTCGTCTGCGATTGACCGCGCGGTCCATGTAAACAACGCCCCAGCTTCGTCCCTTACCGGAATTACGATTCGATAGGTATAATCGCCCCTCATGGCAAAACGCAGATCGTAGTCCTCGATCAAGCGGTCGATCTGGCGCGCGGTAAAGCCCCGGCTAGCTAGGTAGATAAGGAAAAGGTGGGCACTCTTGCTTCCCCAAGCCCGACAGAATTCAGGGGGCATTTTCAGGGGGGCGCGGGCCTGGGCGCTATCTATCCCCTTCAGGGCCTCTAAAACCCCATCCAGGCCGCTTGTGGGGGCCGCTGACGGGCCTTTAGCCCCCTCGCCGCATAGGCGGGCGGCCTCGGCATAGGAACAGCCCACAAGGGCCTGAATCAAACGGATCGGAGACCGACCCCTATGATTACTCGACCGCCAACAACCCCAGCCTTTTCCACGCAGGGAAACGCCAAGATGCTTACCAGAATCGGATGAACCGCATAGGGGGCAGTGAAGATACAAATCATAACCCTTACGGTCAAATTCAATTCCCCTTTGCACCAAAAACGATTCCCACGAAAAGCTCATTTCTTTTTCTGCACGCAAATTGGAACAGGGCCAAACCAATCGAATGCCCCGATAGGCGTCAGTCCTTTACCCATCTGCCGTTTAACTTGATGCGAACCTGTTACCCAAACAGGGTGGATATTTGCCCACGGCGTATCTTTCCATTGAGCGTAATACCACCCGCTATCAATCGGCGGATTAGTCTGCAATCGACGAACTACATCAACCATTATCCTTTACCACACACAGACCCATGTTCCTGCACAAATTGAAACAGGCTTTTCCTGACCACCGTGCATTTCTTCCGACCCAGCTTGGTTACCATACCCTTAACCGATTTGGCCTCTTCGCCAGCGTAATGCTCATGGCAACGCAAAGTATCATCGAGGCCGTGGGCGCTGACCTCAACCTCGTCCTGAGTCCGGTTCATTGCGACAAGTAATTCCTGCCATGACTCATCGCTGCATTTGATCAGTTTCAGGCGCGGGCTCATTTTACAATTTCATCCTCTCGTAAATTGAGGATGTCTTTCCGGGGGGCAAACCGATGCCATTTCCCCACAGCGAAAAGCACTATAAACAAAATCACCAACCCAATATTATTCATGATCCAGGCCAAAGCCGCCACAATCCCCAGGCCGGCAAACAGTATGCCTAACCAACCGAACATCATGAATAGTAGGATCAGGGCAAGTAGCGTTCTCATGGCAAAACGAGCGCGACGAACGCCCCCAACACCGCACCCACGAAACAAGCGGCAATTAAAATATGCCAGAACGGGGCCGGGCGTTTGCGATGGCCAAAAAGCACATCATGCGGATCAATGTAATTTTTCATCTACACCACCATCAACAAAAGTTCTTCGGCCCCGTATACGCACCTGCGTCCACAACATTCGCATTCGTAGCCGCGTGCATCGGGCTCGCAGCCGTCAGCGTCTTCCCCGCAAGCAATACAAAATCCCGGATTGTCCATGACTGTATCGCGGCGCTCGCACGCTTCCATGATCCGATCAGCGGTAATTGATGGGTGAATCTTCATGGCGTTTCTCCTCTAGCGATTAACAGGCGCTCGTAATCCTTGGGGCTGATCATGACGCTTCTTCCCGCTTTGTGTACAGCATACACCAGCGGCTTGGCTTTGCCCTTGGCCGCGTCAATCGCTTGGCGCAGGGAAGGGTATTCCTCACGGATGCTTTTGCCCCGCGTGCGGTAGTCAATCACGGAAAAGTAATCAGCGGCGAGGACAATTTCATCTTCCCACTGTTCGCGGGTTATGGGGGCGCTGGGCAGGCCGCAGGGGCCGAGGGTGGGGGTCATTGCTTTGCCTGCCTTTCCCGCAAACGGCGAATAAATTCAGGATAAGGGATCATTTCCTTTGGCGGATTTGCTTTCGCGCGCCTTTCTAATTCGTCGGCGCGATCCAAAATCTTGCCAATATCGGCTAAGATTCCATCGTCATTGTTTTGGGGGGCGCAGGTCATATATTGCGTCCGTGATAATCGCCCATCAAATCGGCTTTATTGTAACCATCATTCCAAGCCGCCCGCCGAATTTTAGCGTGCTCGGGATATGGATTGGTATAAAGGCGCTTCGGAAGGGCTGATTTAGCACAAGCGTATTGCGCGGCGGTCTGCCCAAGCTCGTAGGCTTCATAAGTCGCATAATTCATCGGGCCATGACGCCACATCTGGTCAAAGCCCCTCTTTTCCCGGCGATAATTGGTCATCTGATTTCCCTTTCTATTGCAGCGCCCGAGCCGTTTCCGGCGGCCTGGGTCGCAGGGGAATAATGGGCTTTTCCGGGGGCCTTTGCAAGCCCCCAAAGGGCAAGTTGTAAGCCCTTGTACATATTAGTACTATTTGGGCTTAGGGGGTTTACCATGCTTTTCCCGCCATTTGACCCAGCCAGCACTCATGGCAGCACAAGTCTTTTTACGAAAATCTAAGTCATTCTCCCAGCGGGCAGAATACCTAATACCGGCGGCTTTTAATTTTGCCACTACATCTGACCGCCCCATAGCCTGTTTAACAGCGACCTTTCTCCGTTCCTTCACACCAGGTTTTGCATTAGCCGCTTTAAGAATTTTACCTAAATTAGCACGCCACTTTGGATCGGCCCTTGTCGCTTTGTGTTTAGCTTTCACTTCCGGACGACTATACGCTTCCTTTGCTTTGGTGCTTTGTCCTTTACGCCAAACTACATCCGCGTGGGCTACCCTACATCTTTCCTTCACATCAGGCCGAAGATGAGCCGCTTTAAGAATTTTATTTCTTCTCTCTAAGAAACCCGGTTTCCGTAAAGTTGCCAAAGCAGCTTCTCTTTTCTTTGCTTTTACCTCCGGTTTTGCCAACGTCTCTTTAAGTACCATCGCCCTTCTCTTTCTGGCATCATCAGAAAGGGCTACTAAACCATCACCCCCGCACGTCATATTTGCTAAAGTACCAGTACCAAGATCAAGTCTACCATATCTAGTAATTAATCTTATTTCTAAAGCAACCGCCTCTGATTTAGTCAGACCCCCGGCAAAAACTTCATACAAAAGATTTTCAGCACCGTATTTACGAATGATGTTTCTAAAAATATTCTTTCGCTTTGCGGGTCGCTTTGCTGCTCTCAAATGTTCTTCTTTACGCTGTTTTCTTTTGCTTACCCCAATATAACACAGCACGCCATTAGGACGGCGGAATTGGTAAACGTAATATATGCCTAAACGTTTCATCAAAACCTCCCGGTTCGATCTATCCTGGGAAAAAGCGCGGCAGCCAGTTGGATGGACTGGTTTTCGGGGATCAACCTAGCCGCAAACAGACCTTATATTACTTTGCCGGGATCACGCAAGAGCGCCCTGAAAACATCCTCACCCTGCTTGTGGAAATCGAGAATGCGTTGGTCAACAGTACCCTTACATACCAAATCTATCAGAAAACCAGGAAGCGTTTGTCCTTCCCTAAACGTCCTACGCTCAGATTGTTCTCTATCAACCACACCCACGGGACTCTCGTAATATATACAATAGTTAGCGACCTGAAGGTTAAGGGCCATGCCGCCAACCCGCCAGTTAGTCACCAGAACCGTCATTCGCGGATCATCATCAAATTGCTTTTGCAGGGCGCGACTATCTTTGGTCCCGCCATATAACCACCCAGCTTTAATCTTGGCCTTTTCCAGCGCCTTGCAAATTTCCCTACCGCTGTGAACAAATTCGTGAAATACAACAGCCTTCCGGTTAACGGGCAATTCCATCAGTAATTCAACCAAGCGGTCCAATTTTGGATTTGAAGGAAATACCAACTCAGCCTTTTCCCCCGTCTCATCGTTTTTCCATCCTAAGAAACCCCCACTAATTTGTCTCATGCGAAGAAACATATTTCGTATTTGTATACTGTCGCCTCTTGCAACGCGGAGAGCAAACAGGGCCTTGTCATAATAAGCCCGCGCGTCTTCTGGCAACGATACCTTTTCTATAATACGGGTAACTGATGGGAGATTTTGACATTCGGCAGAGGAATAGGTAATTGATCTATTCTCTAAAATTTCCCTCAACACATTCTCTTTATCTTTACAAAAAACATATTCATAACCGCCCCAGTAATTCTTCTTCTCTGTAAAGAACGCGGCGCGGAAGAGCCCTAGCGTGTCCCCGAGGGTTTCACCCCGGTCAACTAAATACATTTGCGACCACAACATCGTTGGGTCACGCCCAAACGGTCTGCCGGCCAGGGCGTAGCGATACTTAGCCTTCTTGGATATGGCGCGGCAAATGCGAAAAGTCAGCGACCCCATATTCCCAAGTTTTGTCGATTCATCGTAAACCACAGCCGTTATATTGGCAGCAAAGCGATCAACCGCTTTCTGATTCAGGGCCAGCTTGATCTTGCCCTTTTTGTTGACGGTCTTCTTGGACAGCAACGAGGCAATCCCTGGGTATGTCAGAACGAGGAATCCGAAATCTAATTCAGCAAAGGTAAGCCATTTTTGGTCGCTGGAGGAATTGCCAATCACATCGTAAGGAAGAGTCATCTTCCATTTCTTGATCTGATCTTCCCAATTGTAGACAGCAGATTCAGACGGCACCAGAATCAGGATCGTGGGGTTGGCTTTGGTCTTGCTGAAAAGGTGGTGCATCACCTCCAGCATAATCCGCGTCTTGCCTAATCCCATATCAAGCCACAGGGCGAGCTGAGGGTAGGCCAGGCACAACAGGATGCAGGCTTTTTGATGTTTGCGTAAAGGCTTGGATCGATCCGCCGGCCTGAACCCAATTGCCTTTAATTCATCGTCAAGGGTCTGTTCGGATAATTGCTTTACCCAGGCCAACGATGTACGGGGTTGGCGGAAAAATTCCTTGACGGCATCAGGGTGGAGCATGATTTAAGACATACCCCGACCACACCCCTTACTTTGCGTTAGATAATCATCAGGACTAAAAACATCGCAGCGCCGGATACGCATACGACAACCCATGCCAGCAAAAGCCAGAGTGCCCATTTAGGAAGTTGGGACAACCCACGCAATCGCTTTCCGGTGATCGGGATAATCATGCCGTGTCTCCCTTAATTATGTGTAGCGCTGTGCGCCAAAGCTTCGTATCGATTTTGCGCTGCCCGACTTTGGTTGTGTTCTCTTCGAGAAGAAAGATTAGGCCGGACGGCAACAACCTCAACCCCCATTGCTACCGAGCGAAGCGAGGACGCGAGAGCCATTTGGAGCATCATAACGCTGGAGAATATCAACCTCGTTGAGCATATAGGCATCAACAGGGTATTTCTCAGCGCGAAGTTGACCGAGCGCAGTGCGCAGAGCTTCTGCCAATTCATCTGCTGTCGGCTTTTCTGCCATATCTCGACTCATTATTTGTTGCCGATCGCCAACCGCCCGGCGTCAGTGATCTTGGCAAAATACTGTTTTCCGGTAGATCGCGTTATCACAAATCCGCGCCTGCAAAGTGCAAGGGCAGATTGCCAGTAATGGGAACTAATCTGGCGTTCTTTCCCATCGCGCAAGCGTTCCAGAACATTGAACATCATTGGCGTCAAAAGAAACTCCTCTATTTCTTCTCTAGTGCTGGCGTAATATTTTCCCAGACTTGGAGCGCAGCCTTCACACCGCGCGGAAAGCCCTTGCAGTTGCATGTTGGGTAGGAACATACCAAGTGAATTTCGGCAGCATCGCATCCAGCACGGACCGCAACGGCGACACGATTAGGATATTCTGTAATGTCCATCCCTGCTCCTATTGTGGGGTGAGAAGTTCTGGAATCTTGGAGATGCGCGCGCCAATCTCCATCAGCTCCTGATAATCTTTTGCGCGTTCAAGTTGACGAAGCAACGTCACCGCAGCATCGAACACCACGGCCTCGAACCCATCACGGCGCTGTTCGTAGGTTATATTGTCAGACATTCCGGCTCTTATGTTTCACGGCGCGAAAACGCGCCCATTAAGTTAAGCCCGGCAAGAATAAAAAGAATGCCGAGGAAAATTAGAACCACGTCTGTTTCCCAGTCCATCAATCCGATGCTCCTATCTTTCAATCTTCACGAATAGACTTTTGCCGCCCGGCGCGATTTTCACATCTACAATTCGGTAGTCTGTACGATAGCCACGGTACAACTCCCATAATTTGCCGCCACCTTCACCGACTTCTTCCCAGCCTTTTCCAAGAAGATCGCGCGCCATCTTGCGATAGGCATGTGCGCGGCGGGTTAGGTCAGTGACAAGCATCTCGGCGTCTCCTTAATTGTTGGTTCTGTAGAATGGACAGGCCGCCCCACCAGTCGGTTCAACGCGCGTCCGCGATGGCGGCCATGAAAATCCATAAGCCTTTGTAATGCAGTCAGGGAGCAAAACACTCGGCACCTCGACATTGCAGCAATACGTATTTCCCTTGCGAGGAACGCGCTTGCCAGCGGCGTTCGGCATCACCGCTAAAAATCTGCATGTCCGGCACGAACGCATCTTCGCTCCTATGTTTCAGCGCCAGCGCGCGGAAGGTTTCCATAAAATTCCTGTCGGCCTTTGTCGGTCAAGCCGTAGATCACAAGCGATGAACCATCACGGGCGATAAATGGCTGCTTCCCAATCGCAGAAACAAAACCATCAATCTCAGCTTCGTGCAGCGCATCCATTGAACAAAGCCATACTGGAATGTTGGTGGCTTTACCGGGGTGCTCGCGCTCGCAATGCTCGATCCATCCCAGAAGCTGTTGGCGCGTCGTGGTCACAGATGCTCCTTCGTTAGAATAGTGTTTCGCCGGAAGGCATCGCATTCTTGTCCGATACCTTCCGCAGCTCGTAAGTGCCGGGGTTGAACCGAACACCGTCAAAGAAAAACTCTGTGCCCCGAAAGAAGCGAACAACATGGCCCGCATCGGCTCCACTGGCGAAGCCAAGCTGATCGCTGATGCTATCAAAGTCTTTCGGCACGGATCGCTCCTAAAATGTTGATGACAATTCTGGATTGATTGCGAACAGCCTGTCAATTTGTTCCCATATTTGAACTGAGGTTCGGCGAGACCCAATCCACTTTTTACCAACGTACCCGTCCCACAAAACAACATCGCCGTCTTTATCTAGCACGGGGATAATTTTAACCAACATAGCCGCGCGCCCTTTCTATAGGTGGTGAAGTTTGCCAGCGCGGCCATCACGGAAGACGCGTTGGGCGAATTTATATTGAAGATATTCTTGCTTCTGCTGCTTTGTCATTTTGGTAGTGGGGTCGGCGTCGGCGTGACATGGGGTACACCACAAATTCCAGTTATTGTATTTGCTGCCCGGCTCGATCCGGTTGTGGCAACCTGTGGTGTAGCATTTGACCGTCGCCATTGTCCCGGCTTCTATTCTTTAGGTTCAATTTTCTGGATGATTCCAGACTGTAGCTGTGAGACGTATGGATTGTGGCTCGACACCACGAACGGACATTGCGGGTGCATGTGGTCCCACCTTTCGGTAATCAGGTAGTTTCCATCGTTCATATCAACAACCGTGCGAGAGATCAGTGCTGGATTACCCATGCCAAGCCCCCTAATCCACGCCGCTGCCGCAGAACATTGTTGCCGGGGGCACCGCAAAGAAGTGTGGCCCATGCGTTAGATCGACAGATTCACTGTCCCCGAAATAGACCTGCTTGCCATCGCGCTCTTCAAACATCTGGTAAAGCGGAGTGGCGTCCGCTAGCCTCTTTACTTCCATAGCCCGCATTGACGGTTCCATCGTGATGTATTTCCGCATGTCGAACCAGAAGGTATGCGGTCCAAGATGGTTTACCCGCAAATGATCCTGCTCGTAACCCTGCGGCACTTCCCGCTTACAGACGATGCACATTCTCATTCCCATGACCGGCTCCTCAGTTTGCCCGAAGGCGTTTGAACAGATTGCGGAAAAATCTTATCGGGCTGTAAGTGGACCAGACCATATCTGCGCCAAGAAGGTTTCCGTCAGCGTCACGATATTCTTTGACCACGGCGAGCAGCGGCAGTTGGTGCTTACCCTTGAAGCCGATGATGAGGCTTTCGGTGAAGTCGTCGTTGTTGAAAACAATCTGCATGGCTTCGCTCCCCTTATAGTGAACGGTTGAATAGAACATTCTCGTAGCCGATCTTGGCAGAAGTGATATTGAACTTCTCGATCACGGCGTCTTCCAAGCTGAACCCCGCGCGCTGCGCCAACAGGTCGAGATAGACAAACGTATCCGCGACCTCACGCCGAAGGGCGGTCTGCAATTCTTCCGGTGTCTCTTTGTTGCCGGGAATGCCGTCGCGCACGCGGTTCAACTTCTTGGCGATGTTCGCCGCTTCGCCAAGCTCGCCCAGCGTAGCCGTGAACCAGTCGGACAGCGACCAGCTTTCCAACTTGTGATTGAACCCGTTGACCGCTTCGCAGCGGCGGCGGTTGAAAACACTGAAATCTTGAAACTGCATTGGGCTATTCCTCGTCAGCGTAAAGGTTGGAAAGCGTCTTCTCGAACACATGGGCGGCGGCATAGCGCCGGGCTTCACCCAAGGTTGTGGCCTCGATGCCAACCCAACGCTTGCCCCAGTCATCTTTCAATCCGCCCTGATCGCGGAAGAAATTGCCCTCTTTGACAAATACGGTGGCAGCATTGTCCACGCAGTAGAATGGCGCGGCGTCTCTGTTCTTTGCTATGGCGGGCATGGTCGCTCCCTAATTATATCGTTCCACGGTGCAGAGAGTATCATTTCGGTTGCCGCCGTGGCTGACAATCAAAATCTCCACAATCTCAAAACCGCGCTTCTTGCCGATACCGACCGTGTTCCAGCCGAACGAAATTACATGGCCGCCCATCTTGATTGTGCGCGCAACTTCATCCCTGACTTTCGGGAACCCGCCCGTCGGGTTTTCTTTCCCTTTGAACTTGTAGCCCATGTCCTCGTAGGAGCGGCTCACTTGGGTCAGAGAATACGGCGGGTCAAAAATCACGCCGTTCAAAGACGCGCCAGGAAGGTCAAGCATGAACTCGTAGGCTTCCTTTTGCGAAGGCTGGCCGTTCCCTGGGTTCAAGTCATTCCGAAATTCCGCGAAGGTGCTTTGCCCCGCGAACGGGTCAGCCCAGCCGACACCGTTCCCGGCATACTTCACCAGTAGGTCTTTGATGGCCGGTATCCCGAACGTCCACTTGTTCGGCATGGCCCATGTGCGCGTTATCAACAAAATCGCCCCCCTATTCTTGAGTGGTTACATCAACGCGGCGAACGTCTTGATATTTCTCGCGCGCCGCTTTGCGGGTAGCAAAGATTGCGGGCATGAGAGTGAGTTCGCCATTGCCGTAGCCGCCCCAGCCAGTATCAACCGCCAGCTTGTCCAGATTGCCTTCGACAAAGCCGCCCCAAAATGTTTTTGCGTACATATCTGGCTCCCCTACTGACTTTTGTATGCGATAGACGTAATCGCGCTGATGATTTTGCGGATAAGGTCGGCAGCGTGTTCTGGCTCAATCCAAAATCGCCCTTTCTTTTTGTCGAGCATCCCGCCGCATTCTTTCCATAGCTCGCGGATGCGCCCGGCGCTCACTTCCTCGCCAAGGCTGGGAACGCCTTCGAGCATGTAACGAACCATCGCCTCGGCTTGCGTGGCGCTCAATAGATTCGTACCCACGGGTTCGTGCCGCTGCGGCGGCTTGCCTTGCTTCGCGTTCCATTCCTTGTTGAACTCCGGCTCAAAGGAAACGCCCGCGTCAGGATGAAAGTCTTGCGGCAGTTTCCAACCGAGGAAGCGGTTCACCATAAATTCGATTTGCTCACTCGCCATCGTCTTGGCCTTTCCAGTTTTATCCTGAAACATTCCGCTCAGGTCGTTGAAGTCATCTTCCACGAAATCGCTCCTTCAGTCTGCTAAGTGTTTCGGTGGACGCCCGACGCCAACGCCGCGCGGCTTCAAAAGCTGATATGCCAAGCTGCGGGTCAGGCCGATCAGGGCCAACACTTCCGCCAGCTTCAATTTTGGATTGCGCCAGTGAACCATCATTTCGCGCTCGGACATTTTGGCGCGGTCCACTATCTCTTGGCGGCGCTTCTCTGCCAGATATGCCGCCGAAGGCTTCTCAGGCTCCAGTGCAGCATCGCGCATTGTGACGCCGTGGGTTTTGCTGTCCTGGCCGGTCACAATGTCCACGATGGTCACGCCCTGACCGTGGAAGCGTTCCAGCGCCTTGCGGATCGCCACCTTGCCGCCGAAGCTGCGAAGGCCGTCCACGGTGCCAAGGCGCTCGCCGCTCTTGAGCGTGATCTTCGACCAATGCTCGGACGGCTCCCAGCCTTCGTAAATATCCTTGCCGCGAATGCCCATGTCCACCATGCGGGCGAAAACCTTCTTGGTCCCGGCGTAGTATCTAATTGGTTTCGGGGCTGGTTTTTGTGATTTCATGGAAACATTCCATAAGCTATGGACAATTACCCGTCAAGGGGCTATAAGCTGGTTTTGCTGGTGCGTGGGCATTGTGAGCCAACCGGGCGGGAGTACCCCACAATTCCCCGTCCACCTGAATAACGAGGGCCGCAGGACAGTGAGCGAGCTGGACGATTTTGAAAACTGCGGTTTTGGAGATGAAAACTCTGGGAAGCGTACGCGCCGAAGGGTGCCGTTCCGGTGCCAAGGAGTAAAGAAGAATGGCGAGCCATGCACTGTCCGAAGCGGCCGCCTAATCTTTGTTGATCGCGTTCCTTATTGTGGCAAGCATGTGCCTAACACTGAAAACCTATAAGAAAGGCCGGTCAATCTTCCTGCTCTTCAACCCCTGACGCATTCTTGACCATCTTCCAATAAGTTTGATGGGGCATAAATGCACTCTGAACGCAGAATTGTCCGGTCTTGTAATTCTGTGAAATCAGAACAGAGAATTTGTCCTCATCGCCTCGCGCCTTATCGACGAAAATCCGGGCCAGCCCAAGGTCGCGCTCAAGCGCAGTCTGGTTATAGGTCAGCACCACATCCGCCGTCTGCGACTTGCTGTAATCCTCACCAATCAATTCCGACGTAACCAAGCGGGCACTCTCCCCCTTGCGGTTAGTTTGTATAGGCACGATACCGGCCACATTCCTGGCACCAAAAATTCCGCGCAGCTCGACGTATAACCGACCAAGGGCGATGCGATGATCTTGCCGGTCGTCAATGCTCATCAAATCTGGATAATCAATAATCAAAACATCAGGGGTGAACTTATGCGAAGCTTCCAGGCCATCCAGATACGCCTCAAGCTGGCCCACGGTCAGCATCCCGGATGGAAACGATTTGACCACAAGCCGGCCAAAACGCTCACCCCACTCGTCCATCTTGCGGGCCAGCTTCTTGTCAATACGCGGGTCAGCAAAATACAATTCAGGCTTCTGCGTTTCACGGGCAAAATCCGTGATGGTATTTTTCTTATCCAGCACAAACTTGGTAATCTCAAATTCCTCATTGCGCTTTGCCACCGCAAACAGACGTTGCAGATAGCGCGGCATAATACGATCCTCCGACATCTCCAGGGTGATGTGGACTACTTTCTTACCCTGGAGCAGCGCCATCACCCCGGCATGGATGCAAAAAAAGGTTTTTCCACGCCCTTTAGCTGCCATGAACGCCATCATCTCACCGGGAACAGGTCCTATACCACGTCGATCCAATTCAGGGATACCCAAGGCAATGCTGGTAACCTGATGATTGAGAAAACCCAAGATACGCTTTTTATCTAAAAGAAATACCCCGCTATCCAACGGCTCCTGTTTCAGCTTCAGAGCCTTGTGCAAGATCAGCTCGACGTCTGTGATTAGCGTGGGGCCGCCCTGTTGGTAACGCTCGCCAGCTTGTATAACCGCAGCCTTCAAATGTTGTTCTCGTGTAAAGGCGTTCAGGCGGGAAAGAATATAGGGGGCGTTAATGCTTTTGCTGTGCTCAACGACACCGCCGAGAATCTGTTGGTATAAATGTAAGCGTTTGTGTTTTGGATCACTGAGAATATGGTCAAAGAGATCATCAACATGGGCGATTCCGGGCGGCTTACCATATTGCTTTCGGTAGGCTATCGCACGGTCGGCAAGATCGTCAAAAGGTGGCTCCAGTAAACTTGTGTCTAGAATTCCCGCCGCGATCTTGCCCTGCTCCTCGTTGAAGCAAAGCAACGTGACGAGTCCTTCCTGGATATTAGTCGTCAGCTTTCCGGCGGTCACTGGCTGGGTTCACCCTTGGACCCGCACCAGAATGCTTCGTTCAGTTCGTCACAAACAGCGTCGGCCTGATCGCGCGTCAAATTCATTTTAAGGAAAAGCTGTTGCCCGGTCGCGGCATTCAAAATTACATAAAACCGGCGCACCCCGTCATGGTCAGACAACGGGGCTTCCATTAAAACTGTGTATCGATCACGCATGGTTTCTCCCTCAGCCTAACATACGCACCCTATTGATCGACCTTCGCTACAATAAACCCAAACAGACCAGCCGATACATATCCTGGGTATTGTGAATCGAGCGCTTCTGGTATCCGATCAATCTGTGACAGCATGGTCGACACCCCAAAGATACCCATCGCCTTCAGATGCGTTTCCAGCGCCTTGGCGCAGAGGAAAGAAAGCTGCGGCTCATGGCGCTTACCCATCTTGGACTTGTTCTTGAGATCGGTCAGAAAACACATCAGGCCCGGCAGTTTGGAAAGGTACGCATCCTTGTAGGCGTTGCGCCTTTTGATATCAAAGTACGCCCCCTTGGCCGCCAACACGTTTTCACGGATCAACAGGGTACAAGGGGGCGTTGCGCCTTTTGATATCAAAGTACGCCCCCTTGGCCGCCAACACGTTTTCACGGATCAACAGGGTTACAATTCCTGACAGCACCCAATCGGAC